GCCTGCGTCAGCCGCGCGCCGGGATCGCCCGGCCGGTCGAGCGCCTCGACCGCCGCCTGCGTCAGCCGCGCGCCGGGATCGCCCGGCCGGTCGAGCGCCTCGACCGCCGCCTGCGTCAGCCGCGCGCTGGTGCCGAGCCAGGCCAGCGTCGCGCTGAGGGTGACGAACCCCGCCTTGGTCGTGACGGCGGTGTCGCCGGCCGTCAGATCGCTGGCGCTGGCGTCGCCGCCGTACCAGAGCGTGCCGGTATAGCTCGTCGTCACCGTGTTGCGCGCCGCGTAGCCGAGCTCGATCACCAGCCGGTCGCCGTCCTGGCAGGCGACGCTGCTGAGCGTCTGCGCCGCCGCCAGCGCATGGCCGGCGGCCGTGGCCGGCCACTCGTTGACGCTGGCCGCCTCGCGGTAGTCGGCCAGCAGCGTGCCGCGCGGCGTGCTGCTGTCGCCCTGCGTGACCCAGACATGGAGATGCCAGTGCAGGTCGGCGGCGGCGTCGCTCGCCAGCGCGCCCAGCACCACGTCGATGGTGCCGGCGATCGTCTGCGCCGCCAGCCGCGGGCTGACCGCCCGAATCAGCAGCACGTCGTACTCGGCGGCCGCGTTCGCCTCGGCGCGCGCCACGCTGGCGATCGCGCCGCCCTGCGCCTTGTCGATGTTCAGCGCGCGCGTCACCACGCCGCCGGTGTCGTCCCAGGCACCCTGCGGCGTCGGGGTGAAGACGCCGGCATAGTTGTTGATGTAGAGCGTCGTCGCCATTGGCTAGGTCGTCAGTTTGGCCCCGAATTCGAGCGCGTTGACATTGGCGATATTCCAGGCCGCGGCGTTGGTCGGGTCGGTCTCGAAGATCTCCAGGTGCGAGACGTAGGTGTCCGACAGGCTGACCTCCGCCCCGGTGGCGTCGACGCCGGCGCGCCGGAAGAGCGGACGAATTTTGCGGGTGCCCGCGTCATCCTTGCGCGCGCGCAGGACGCTCTGGACGCCGTAAACGGTGCCAGTCGCCGTCGCCAGGTCCTGCAGCAGGTAGGTATCGCGCACGTTGAGCGTCTGGCTCGACACGAACGTGCTGTCGTCGTCCGGGCTGGCCGCGTCATCGACCAGCGCGGCGTTGTCGGCGCCGCTGCTGGGCGTCCACTCGCTATAGGTGCCCTCGGCGGTCGGATTGATCGCCTCGACCTTGCAGTCGCCCAGGAAATCGTTATTGGTCGCGCCGGCATTGTTGCAGACGTAGAGATCATCGTAATCGACGGTCGCCCCGGTAGTTGGCACGCTGATCCAGAGCCGGTCGGCGGTGCTGTAGGACCCCGACGCCTGCGTGTCCACGCCGCTCACCGTCAGCCCGCCAACCTGGACGCCATTGACGCGCACCGAGAACGATCCGGCCGCATTATTGATCGTCACCTTGAACTCGATGTAGTAATAGGTATTATCGAGGAGGGTCGTGTCGGTGGCCGTCGCCAGCGTCGTGCCGTTGCGGGTGACGTAGAGATAGCCGCTCTGGAGCACGCGCAGGTCGACCTGGGTCGCGCCGCCCGGGTCGACCAGGGCGAAGATCTGCCAGCCGCTCGGCATCGTGCCGATGGTGCTGGACCGCACCGCCGCGCCGACGATGAATGTCGAGCCGGTCGCGATCGTCCGCCGGATAGAGCGCGTGCCGCTGGTCGGCCCCAGGCGCAGCGCGCTGGTGCCGCGCCGGCCGGCGCTGGCGGTGATGGCGATCTGCGAGTCGGCCGTCCAGCCGCGCGTCCCGAGCTGGGACGTGCCGTAGGTATCGAAACTGTCGATATAGAGCAGGCTCATCCCGTCGCGCCTCCTAGCACCCCCTGGAACCCATTGCGCCGGCCGGTCTGGAGCAGGAGCGACCGGAGGCGCTCGGCCAGGTCGCGCTCGGTCGTCACGTTGCCCTCGACGGTGACGTTGACCAGCACGTCGCCGCCGCGGGCGCGCGCGCCGGCGGCGAAACCGCGCGCCAGCGCCGTCTCGGCATAGCGCGTCGCGGTCGCCGCCGGCGCGGCCGGGGCCGGTGGCGCGGCCTCCGGAGCCGGGGCCGGCGGCGCGGCCGGCGGCGCGGCCGGTGTCGGGCCGCCGCCCACCGCCAGCCGGTTGAGCTGCCGCCAGAGGGTGATCGCCCGCTCGACCAGCTGGATCACCCGGCCCAGCGCGTCCTCGATGAACTTGAACGCGCCGCCCAGGACGCTCTGCCGGATGCCGGCCAGGAAATCGCCTCCCAGGTAGGCCAGCAGGTCGCCGAGCTTGGTCTGGAGCGCACCGACGGCGTTCCAGAGCGTCTCGCTCCAATAGGTCGCCAGGCCGTCGCTCCAGCGCTTGCCGTCGCCGGTCTCCCACCAGGCGCGCAGGTCGCCCCATTTGGTCTGCAGGCCGTCCCAGGCGCGCTTGGCCGTCGTCAGCCACTGGTCGGTCTCGCGCTCCAGCCACGCCTGCACGCCGGCGCGGAAGGCGGCCCCGTCGCCGTCCCACCAGCGCTTCAGCCCCTCCAGCGCGCCGGTGAATTTGCCCCAGGCCGTCACCGCCACGTCGCCGGCCGCCGGCAGCGTCGTCTCCAGCCAGGTCTTCATCTGGCCGAAGCGGTCGCGGCCATCGGTGTCCCACCAGGCGACCAGCGGCCCCCAGCCGCCCGTCAGCAGGAAGGCCAGGTGCTGCTTGAGCACGGCGGTCGCCGCCGGCAGGACCTGGCTCAGGTCGATGCCCATCGCCGCCAGCGTCGGCTGGCCGTCGCGCCGCCACCATTCGTTCAGCGCGTTCAGCGCCGGCCGCAGGTCTTTGTTCCAGACGTTGATGAAGGGTTGCAGGACGTCACTGACCTCCTGCCGCAGCGTCTGGCCGAAGGTGCCGGCCTCCTTCGTCAACGCCGCCCAGGCCTCGCCGAGGGACTTGCCGGTGCCGGCCAGCGTGCTCAGGTCGTCGGCCAGCCGCTCCAGCGGCCCGGCCAGCCCGTCGATGGTCGTCTGGAGCCCCTGGAGCCGCCCCTCCCACTCGTCGAGCACCTGGCGGAAGGGGTCGTTCTTCGCCCAGTCGTCGGCCTTGCGCAAGATCTGGTCGATCGGCGTCTCGCCGGCCCCGCCCGGCCCGCCCTCCGGCCCCAGCCCCAGCCCCGCGCCCGCCCCCGCCTGCTGCGCCTCGGCCAACTGGCGCGCCGCCGTCAGGATTTGGTCCAGCTCCTGCCGCCACGTCTGCGCCCGCTCGGCGATCTCGCCGTATTTGGCGCGCAGGTCGGCCAGCGCCTGGCTCTGCTCCTGGAGGCGCTGCCGCTGCGCCTCGACCGCTTTGGCCGCCGCCTGCTCGGCCGCCTGCGCCTCGGCGAGCTTCGGCTCGATCTCGCCGATCTTGGCCACCGCCCGGCCGACGTTGTCGAGGATCGTCTGGGCGGCCGCCTCCAGTCGCCGGTCGAGCAGGCGCTTGCGCGCCCGCTCGAAGGCGTCGGTGTCGATCTCGAAGCGGAGCCGGGTCTGCTGACTGAGCAGCCGGAGGCGCTCCAGCCGCTGCTCCAGCGCCGCCAATTGGCCGGCGCGCGCCCGCTCGACCGCCTCGGCGCGCTTGAGCGACCCCTCCAGGTGGTCGGTGGCCGCCTTCCACTTGACGATGCCGGCGCGGGCCTGCTCGAAGGTCAACTCCCGGCTATCGTCGAGCAACTGGCGCAGCGCCCGCCGCTGCGGCTCCAGGTCGAGCGCCTCGGTCAGCCGGATGCGCTCGCCCTCGGCCTGGACGCGCGCCAACTGGCGCTGGTACTGCTCCAGTTGCCGCCGCAGCGGCGCGGTATCGACCGCCTCCTGGAGCCGGATCGTCTCGCCGACCAGCCGCAGTCGCTCCAGTTCGGCGGTGAGCGCGGCCACCTGGTCCTCGCCGCCGCCGGCCAGGCGCAGCTTGTTGATCTGCAGCTGGATGCGGGCGATGGCGTCCTCGTTCTCGGCCAGCGCCGCGCTGGTCGCCTCGCCGCTGAGCGCCGCCTGGAGCCGGTTGATCGTCAGCAGCAGCCGCTTGGCGGCCTGGTCGTTGGCGAACAGCGCCTCCTCATAGGCGCGCGTGCCGACCAGGCTGGCCGCGGCGAACGCCTGCAACTGGTCCCTGGCCCGCGCCAGCGCGCCACGCAGCGCCTCGACGCGCGCCCGCGCCCGCTCCAGCCCGCCCGTCAATTTGGTCTCGACGATCGCCAGTTCGACCTGGCGCGCCTCCTGCGCCAGGTCGGCCAGCCGCTCCTCGACGGCGCGCGTGCCCGCGACGATCGCGCCCGCCCACTCGTTGAGCTCGTCGCGCGCGCGCGTCAGTTCCCCGCTTAGCTCGCTCACCCGCTGCTGGGCGGCGCGCTGGGCGGCCTCCAGGTCGCGCAGCCCGGCGTTGAGCGCCGCCAGCACGGCCTCCTGCTCGCGGATTTGGGCGTTGACCGCCGCCAGCTCGCGCCCGAGCGCCTCGACCGCCGCCTGGGCCGCCCGGTAGGCATCGACCGCGCCGCCGCCCAGCAGCGCCACCAGTTGCTCGGTCTCGGCCCGCTGCGCCGCCTCGGCGCGCGCCACCCCGCCGGCCGTCACCGCCTTGAACCGCTCGATCTGGGCGGCGGCGGCGTCGAGCAGCGGGCCGGTGCGGGCGACCAGGTTGGCGAAGATCTCGGGGATGCGGTTCTCGTAGCCCTCGGTCATCACGTCGATCAGCGAGGGCGAATGGCGCGCGAAGGGGTTGAGATAGTTGAGCGCCCGGAAGATGACGACCGCCGCGCTGGTGACGATGCGCGCGATCGCCAGCATCGCCCGCTGATAGCCGGACGCGAGGATGCCCAGCGCGCGCAGGATGACCTCGACGTGACCGGCGGTGCGCCGGGCCAACTCCTCCAGTCCGCCCGACTGGCCGAGGTCGGCCAGCCGGATGGCGACCTCGCGCACGCGGCGGAAGATCGGCTCGAAGGCCGTGCCGCCGAACTGGCGCACGCTGTCGAGGATGGTGCTGACCGCGCCGTTGAAGGTCTGCGCCTGGCGGGCCATCATGCCGCCGAAGTCGCGCGCGGCCATCTCCCGGAACGCCTCGATGAAGAGGCGCGCCGATAGCTGGCCTTTCTCCTGCAGCTTCTGCAGTTCCTGGGTCGACTTGCCCAGCTTGGCCGCCATGATGTCCATGACCGCGCCGACGGCGACGCCGGCCTCGGTCAGTTGCATCAGTTCTTCGCCGCTGACCTTGCCGCGGCTGCTCATCTGGGTCAGCGCCAGCGTGATGCGCCAGATTTTGTCGGCCTGGCCCTGGCTGACGTCGCCGATGGCGGTCAGCACTGGGATGATCTGCTGCATCTCGAAGCGGGCGTTGAGCAGCATCCGCGCCGCCTCGGTCAGTTGCGGCAGCTCGAACGGGGTGGTGGCGGCGAAGCGCTGCAGGTCGGCCATCATCTGGCGCGCCCGGTCGGCGCTCTTGAGCATGACCTCGAACGAGACCTGGGTCTGCTCCAAGCTGGCATTGAACCCGACGGTGGCGTCGGCGGCGGCGGCCAGCGCCTGCTGGAAGACGCCCAGCACGGCCGTGCCGCCGGCGAAGGAGAGGCCGGTGATCAGCGCCGCCCGCAGGCGGCCGGCCGCCTGCTGGGCGACCTGCTGAGCGCGCGCCAGGTCGCGCTGGAAGGGACTGACATCCGCGCTCAGCCGCACCCGGATATCGCCGGCCTCGATCGCCATCTCAGCGCCTCCGCCGCTGCTCGGCCAGGTCGGCGATCATGGCGCGCGCCTCGGCCTCGGCCGCCTCGGCCAGCACCAGCTTATCGAGCCACCACTGCGGCATCTCCAGCGCGCTGGCGGCCGGGTAGACCGGCAGACCCGCCGCCCGCGCCGCCCGCACCAGTGGGTACCAGGCTGGCATCGCGCCCATCTCGCCCCCCATTGCCAGCCAGCGCCTCAGCTGCTTGGCTTCCTCGGCCTCAGCCGAGGGTCCGGCTGCCAGTCCTCCAGGCACGCGCTGAACACCTGCAGCAGCAGGTCGAAGGGCAGCGTCTCGAGCTGCTCGGTCGCGATCGGGATCGGCTCGCCCCGCCGCGTGACCTCCCAGTCGACGACGAGCTCGGTCAGCGCGGCGACGACCTGGTCCAGCGTCAGCGCCTGGCCGGGCGCGAGGTAGCGCATGAATTTGGGCGTCACCGCCGCCGGCCGGTACCAGACCGCGGCGGTCTGGCCCTGGTAGGTGACCGCGATCTGCTTGCGGTCGGCCAAGATCTGCTCGAAGGTGATCGGCACGGGAACCTCCTTGGGGGTGGGGCCGGCCGGTGGCCCGGCCGGCGCGACGGGACGGGTCTACAGCGCGCTGATCGTGTTGCGGACGGTTGCCTTGAGCGCGCTGCCGAGGTTGCTGTCGTAGACGCCGGTAAAGGTCCACTCGATCGCGTAGAGGCCGTCGGAGTCCTGGAACTCGGACACGTCCGAGACCCGGCCGACGAAGTCGAACTGGAGCAGGTAGGGGTTGGAGGAGATCGTCTCGCCCGAGCAGCGCACCCGCAAAAACTTGGTGGCGTTGTCGCGCGCGGTCGTCAGGAAGGCCATGCCCTCGGCGTCGGCCTCCAGCATCAGTTTGAGGGAGATGCTCGGCACCGCCTCGACGATCGCGACGAAACTGGTGTTGCCGTCGAGGACGAAGACCGGCTGGTAGCGGCCGGTGACCGCGAGCTCGCCCGACAGCGGCCGGCTCAATTGGGTCGTGCCGAGACCGGCGAACGTATTGTCGCTGAAGACGGTGACGTGGGTGGCGGCCACCGGCTTGAGCGTCAGCGTCGTCGGCGCGACGCCGGCCGTCGTCTCGGCGACCGAGATGTTGGGCGAGGTACCGCCGGTGAAGTTATGACTGGCGGTCATCAGCGTCACGTCCTGCGCCCCGAGCGCGCCGGTGAACTGGACGGTGTAGGGCGTGCCCGGGCCGGGGCCGCCGGTGACGACCACATTGCCCGCGCCGATGGTGCTGAGCGCCTCCAGCGCCGTCTGCACGGCGCTCGCGGTGGCGTTGTAGGCGATGTTGCTGGTCGTCGCGCCGTTGAGGGTGAGCGTGAACGTCCCGCCGGTCGGGCTGCCGGTGATGGTGACGGTCTGGACCTCGCTGGTGGACATGTAGATATTGTCGGTCAGCGCCTTGCCCAGCACCGTGCCGTCCAGGTCGACGCCCGAGCGGCTGAAGCGGAAGGTCAGGTCGGGCACGACGGCGTGGGTGAACCGATGGGCGCGCGGCCCGCCGCCCTGCTCGATGGTGTAGGTCTTGCCGTTATCGGGCGAGCCGCGGTTGGGCAAAAACGTCCAGGTGTACTCGCTGCCCGCCTGCGACGGCGCGCCGGGCGCTTTGAGATTGCTGGCCAGCAGATAGATGATCTCGTTATAGCTGACCGCGCCCGAGAGCTTGCCCTCGGTCCACTCGCGGTTCTGAATGGTGGTGCTGTCGAACTTGGTGCCCTCGGGCCGGAAGCGCTGGATGTCCAGCTTCGGCCCGACCATCAGGCCGACGGCCTGCAAGAGCTTATTGGCCGCCACCGCCGTCCCCGGCGTCGTCTCGACGCCGAGCTGGGTGCTGTGGAAGATCGTCGCGCGCTCCGGCATGATGCCCGCCCTCCTCGGTCACTGAGTGGCCGAGAGCGGGCGTCACGCCGGACGGCGGCTCTGCTCGGGCGCGGGCCGGCGGCCGGGTGGCGGGCGGCCCGCGCGTCGTCTCTGCTTGGATATTATGCCCGTTCGCTCGGCTCCTGGCCCGGCCGGAGGCCGAAGCGCTGCTCGATGGCCCGGACGACCATCAGCAGCGCCCGGCGCACCGTCAGCCAGAATGCGCGCTCGTCCATGTCAGGCTCCCTGCGCGTAGAGGCGGTAGCGCCCGCCGAGGTGCTGGTAGACGACGCCGGCGGCCACCTCGCTATAGGCGAGCTCGCCCTCCAGCACGCAGGCGACGACCGTGCCGCCGCTGGCGCTGCCGCGCGCCAGGTCGAGCAGCGCGTCGATGCGGTCGGCCGCGTCGCGCGGCGCGCCGGCGATCGACGGGCCCTTGGCGACCACCTTGACGACATAGATCAGGTCGGACCAGAGCCGCGCCGGCCCCGCGCCGCGCAGGACGGTGCCGGACTGGAACTGCCAGACGCCGAATGGGTAGGCCGCTCCCTGCGGCGGCCGGTCGCGCCAGATGCCGCCCGGCAGCAGGCCGTCCAGCGTGGCGTCGCCGGTCAGGCGGGCGGCCAGGAAGGCGTCGGCGACGGCGGTCGTCAGCGCCATCAGGCCGGCCCCCCGCCATCGAGCAGGCGCGTCATCGCCCGCCGGAAGGCGGGCAGGTGGCGCTCCAGCGCCGGCACCAGGTAGGGCCGGCCGGGGATATATGCGCCGCTGGCGGCGTGGTGGTAGCCCAGCTCGACGTAGACGCCGTAGCCGGTGTTGGTGCCGATCTCGGCCGTCGCCGGGCCGGTCAGCTGGGCGTGGATGCTGGCCCGCAGCCGGCCGGTGTCGACCGGGCAGGCCAGTTTGGCATCGCGCTCGACGGCGAGCGCGGTCTGGTAGACGACCCGGCCGGCGCGCGCCGGCGCGGCGCGCAGCAGCGCCGGCAGGCGGTTGTGCTCGAAGGTCACCTCGACGCGGGGCCGGATCATCAGCGCACCTCGATGGCGCGCACCGCGCGCAGCACCTCGTAACTTTTCGGCACGGCCACGCCGACGACCTCCAGCGTCCGGCCGCCGGTGACGAGCCGGTCCTCGACCGCCACGTCGGTGCCGGCCGGCAGCCGGATGGTATAGACGAACTGCCCGGCGACCCGGCCGGCCAGCTCGCTCTCGTCGCCGGGCTGGGCCAGCACCAGCGCCGTGACCGTCGCCAGGTCGGCCCAACTCTCGCTCGGGCCGCCGAGCGCGTCCTGGCTGGCCGTCCGGCGCTGAATGACGGCGGTGGTGGTGAGGGCGGCCGCGGCGTCGCGCCGCAGCGCCGCCAGGTCAGTTGTCGTCAGCAGCGCCATCGAGGTCCGTCCTGCCGCCGATCAGGTCGAAGCGGTCGCGGGTGAAGGCGGGCCGCACCCGGTCGGCGTCGTCGTCGCGCGTCTGTTTGTCGCCGATCGCGATGCCGCCGGCATAGACGGTCGCCGCCTGGGTCGCCAGCCTGCGCCGCAGCCGGCGCAGCAGCGCCTCGTAGCCCTCGCGCTGCTGCTGGCGGGCGACGCTGACGCCATCGACCGACGCCTGGGTGCGGCGCGCCAGCCGGGCCAGGATCGCCTGGCAGCCGGCCACCGCCGCCCGGATGACCGAGCCCTCGCTGGCCAGCAGCGCGTCGATCTCCTGGTCGAACAGCAGCGGGTCGTTGGGATCGGTGTCGCCGAGCTCGAAGCGCACCGCGTCGCGGTCGCTGGTGGCGATCTGAGCGGTGTAGGAGAAGCTCATGGCTCAGTCCCAGACCACGAGCGCGTCGACGCTCGCCGCCGACGGCGCGACGATGATGCTGGTGCTGAAGGCGGCGTGGAACGCCAGCGCCACCGGCGCGGCGGTGCTGGCCGGCACATTGAGCACCAGGACGGTCGTCGCGCCATCCTTGAGCGTCAGGGTCGCCGCCGCGCCGCTATTCGAGAGCACGATCCAGCGCAGGATGCCGCGCGTGGCCTTGACCGTCTGGTCGCCGGTGACGTTCTGGATGCGCGTGTAGAGGCTGGCGTCGGCATATTTGCGCCCGCTCGGCATCGGTCGGCCTCCCGGATCAGGTCAGGTCGAGCCAGAGATAGTCCCAGGTCAGCGCCGCGCCGTCGATCGCGCCGGCGGTCGGGTTGTAGAGATACACGGTGACGGTGTCGTCGGCCGTCACGCGCGCGCCGAGCGGCAGCAGGTCGTCCTCCAGCGCCGCCGGCATGGTGACGTAGACGCGGTCGCCCGCCCGCGCGCCGGTCAGGGTGAAGGTGACGCTGCCGCGGGTAGCGGCGGCGATGCTGCCCGGGTCGAGGCTGACGGTGCCGGCCTGGATTTTCTTGATGTTCGACCCGCCGCCGACGTTGACGCTGCCGACCAGCGCCCGGCCCCGGGTGACGCGGTTGAGCGGCATGGCGCTCCTCCTGGCTGGTGCTTACTTGCTCTTGCCGACGCCCCGGCCGACCGGGGCGACCTCGGCCAGCATCTGCTCCTGGCGCGCCTCGCGCGCGTCCTCCTCGGCCGGCGTGAGCGGGCGGCCGGCCGCGCGCCGGCGCTGCTCCTCCTCCAGGCGCTGGCCGTGCGCATGACGGGTGGCCAGGTCGACGAACTCGGCCCCGTCCAGCGCGCACTGGTAGGTCTCGGCCGTGTCGCTGACCTCGCCCACGTAATTGAGATCGATCAGCTTGCGATCGTTGCGCGCGCCGACCAGGCGGAAGATCTGGCCGCGATCCAGCGATTGGCCGTTATAGACGAACGGCCGCTTGGCCCAGACCCGCTTGCCGTTGGTGTCCACGTCCCTGCCTCCCATGCGGGGCCGGGCGGGTCGCCCGGCGCGTCATGCGATGAGTCCGGCGATCCGTCAGGCCGCCGCGTTTTGGGCGAAGATGCCGGCGCTCGCGCCGGTCAGCTTCTGATCGAAGTAGCTATTGGCCTCGATGATGTCGCACTCGCGCTCCTCATCGCGGAAGCGCCGGATGTACTGGATGGCGCTGGGCACGCGTTGCCAGACGAAGGTGTAGCCGCCGGAGGGCGTCAGCAGGCTCGGGCGCGGCGGCACGTAGATCAGCAGGGCATGCTTGCCCCAGATGCGGCTGTAGGTGACGCTGCCCTCGGCGGTGCCCTCGACGCTGGTGGTGTAGATCGCCTTGCCGACCATCACCTCGGGGATCTCGGCCAGCGCCGCGAAGAGCTCCAGCGAGACCTGGCCGCGCTGGGTGTACTTGATGGTATCGATCAGGTCCGGGTGCCATTTGAGCGACGACCAGAGCTGCTTGCCGATGATCAGTTTGTTCGGCTCGCGCCCGATCTTGCCCTCGATGTCGTCGCGCCAGGTCGTCAGATCGACCAGCGGCTGCGAGTTCGCATAATCGGACCACTGGGTGAAATCGGTGCCGCCGACCTTGTCCGCGCCCCACTTGCCGGTGGTGAAGAAGTCGGTGGCGAAGGCGACCTCGCGCCGCATCAGCATCTTGTCGGTGACCATCTCGACCGCGTCGCGGTCGAGATTGAAGACCGAGTCGGCGTTGTCGCGCTCCTCGTCGTAAATCTCGTGGCCATAGGAATAGCGGTCGCAGAAATAGGTTTCGCTGGTGTCGACGGTGAAGCCGCCCCGCGCGCTCTTGGTGCCCGGGGCGCGCAGCTTGGCCTCGTCGCGGAACCAGAAGCTCTGGTCGTACTTGGCGATCCGGTCCGACTGCTTCTGGACCGGCACGAGCGGGAAAATCCGATCGGCGATATACTCCAGGTTCTGGTAGGCGATGCTGAGATTGGTCAGCAGCGCGTCGACGTGCAGGTCGCGCGCGGTCGGCTGCGGCATGGGTGTCCCTCCGTGGTGTGCGTGAGCAGGTCGCTACGGGGCTGGCGTAGCGCGCCAGCCAACGACCTTAGCCGGCCGCCGTCCGGAACCAGTTGATCGGGATCATCAGGACGCGGATGATCGTGCCGTTGGCGCTGGAGGCATCCAGCGCGATACCCAGCACCGAGTAGTCGGCGGTCGCCTTCTTGACCAGCTTGCCGCTCGCGTTCGGCCCGACCAGATCGCCGGCGGCGATGGCGGTGCCAGAGCCGTCCGAGACGGCCTTGCTGATGCCCTGCAGGCGCACCTGCGCGGCCTGGTTGGCCGCCGGCTTGTTCTGGAGAATGCCGATGGCGCGGTCGGTGGCCGCGTTAGTGACATTGACGGTGTCGACGGCCGTGTACTCGACGGCGTAGAACTGCTTGGCCGTCAGGTCGGCCGCTGCCTTGAAGCTCTCGTCCCAGTACTGCCCGCCCGAGGTAGCCATGTCTCATCTCCCGCGCTGTGGCTGTAGTCGTGGACCGCGCCGCTCAGCCGATGCCGGCGCGCGACCGGACGGTGTTGGTGATCGCGTGCTGCTCGTAGAGGTCGGGGTGCTCGCTGGCGACGCGCGCGAGCGCGTCGGCATAGCTGAGCTGGCCCTCGGTCATCGCCTTGGCGACCAGCGCGCCCAGCCGGTCGGTCGGGCTGGTGCCGGCCGGCTCGCGGCGGCCCGAGCCCTGCTCGCGGAAGAGCGGCTGGACGGCGGCGGCCACGGCGCGGTTGTGCCGGATATACTCCTGGACCGCCTCGCTCTCCTCGCCGAAGGCCTGGGTCAGCCGCTCCAGCATCGCCAGGTGCTGCGCCGGCTCGCCGAACCAGCGGTGCGGGCTGTCATCGGCGCGCCCCATGATCTCGTCGGTGAAGCGCCGGGCGCGCGCCTCGGCCTCCTGGCGCGCCAGGCGCTCGGCCAGCGCCTTGCGCTCGGCGTCGGCCTGCTCGGCCAGCCGCTTGGCCTCGGCCAGTTGCGCCTGCAGCTCGGCGAACTGACGGGTCTGCTCCTCGGTGAGGGTGATCGTGTCGCCCATGCGAGTGACCTCCTCGGGCGCGGCGTCGGTCAGGCCGCGCTCGCTGGCGATGAGCGGGCGCAGCGCGCCCTCCTTGAAAAAAGGCCGCGTCGTGATCGCGCCGCCGATGGCGACGTCCCGGTGCTGCTGGCCGGTGGCCGGGTCAGTCCAGACGTCATAGAACTCCGGGCTGACGTACTTGAAGCGGTCGGCCTCGATCAGCGCCACGCCGCGATCGGTCCACGCCACGCGCGCGTCGGCGCTGCCGTCGGGGTTGACCCGCATGTCGGTGATCCAGCCGACCGCGCCGGAGAGCTTGCTCTCGTGCTCGGCGTCGAGCGGCAATTGCCGTTGGTAGACGCCGGCCTGGAATTGGCGGACGAAGTTCTCGTTGCGCGCGCGGCTGATCCGGATCTCGCCATAGCGCGGGTGCCGGTAGACGCCGGGCTTGGGCAGGTAGGGAATCCACTCCGGCGGCTCGGCGAAGGCGGCGGGGGCGGCCTCGATGAAGAGCCGCACGCCGCCGGTCGTGAGCTCGGCCAACTCGCGGTAGGACTGGACCTCGTCGGCCTCGGCGTCGGTCAGCCCGAGCAGCGCGAACGCGCTGCGCTCGTGGCCGACGGCGACGGTGACCGCGTCGAAGGCGAGCGGGCGCGCCGCGCCCGGCGCGTCCGGGGCGGGCGCGCCGGGGGCGAGATAGGCGAGCGTGATGTGCGGCAGGAAACCGTGCTCCTGGCTGACCGGCAGGCCGGCCGCCGCCAGCGCCTCGGCCAGCGCCTCGCGGAAGGCCCCCAGCGCGGGCGCATCGATCAGGGCGTGCAGGCATTCCAGCCCGTCGCTGTCGGCGGTGGGCAGGAAGCGCCCCAGGCCGGCCACGCGGGCGGTCAGCGGCGGCTGGCCGGCGGCGAGCCGGCCGACGACGCTGCGGGCGGTCGCCGCCTGCTCGTCGGTCAGGTCGCCCAGGTGGACCAGCGTCAGGTGCAGATCATCGGCGCGCTCGCCGCCGGGCACCGCCAGCGCCGCGGCGTCGGCCGGGTCGGGCCAGAGCGCGACGATGCTGCTGGTGAAGCGCACCGGGTCGGCCGCCTGGCGCGCGCGCAGCGTCTCGGCGCGCATCATGCCGCCGGCGTGGCCGCGGGCGCGGCGAACACACTCGTCGAAATGCTCCGGCGCGACCTTCTCGCGCAGCAGCTCGCGCAGCCGGGCCAGGAAATACCGGGTCGGCCGCGGCTGGTCCGCGCCGTCCGGGTCGCCCTCGGCGGCGCGGACGGTGCCATTGGCCAGCCGGAAGGCGGCCGCCTCGCAGTCCGCGCCGCGCTCGGCCTGGCAGCGCGCATAGGCGCTATTCCAGACGTCGACCCAGCGCCGGCGCGGCGCGGCCGGCATGGCGCGGACGTGGGCGGGCAGGTCTGGACTGTCGATCGTGTACGGCACGCGAAAGGCCCAGCGATCGTCCCTCGTGGGGGCTTGGCTGGGCCTCGCGGGCCTTCCGATTCAGTTGTCCTATCCTATCGCGCCCGCCGCCGCCGCGCAACTCCCGGCGCGCGCCCAGCGTCCTAGCCGACCCAATCGATCTGCGGGCCGGCGGCAACCAGGCGGCCGGCGGCCATTTCTGCCGCGGCCCAGTCGGCGTCCTCGGCCTGATAGTCGTAGTTGAGCAGGTCCTCCGGGCGGGCCGGCAGCTCGGTGTAGTGCAGCGGGCCGCATATGCCGACCACCCGATCGCCGGTCGGGTTGCGCCGCTCGGCGTCCCAGATCGCCTCGGTCATGACGGCGTAGCGCTCGCCGCTGGCCGTGTGCCGCATGATGCCGTACCAATAGCTCTGCCCCTCGCGCCGCGTCGCCATGGTCATCGTCCTCCCCGCCTGGCCGGCCCTGCGACCGGCGCTCGCCAATCCTGCCCGCATGATATAACACTAGATGCGGGGTGCCAAGAGGGTCTGGCGAACGGGGCCGGGGCGGTCGCCCCGGCCCCGCGCCGGCCTAGCCGGCGATCACCGCCAGCGGGTTGGTGCCAGGCGGCACCCGCATCGCCAGGGCCTCGAAGCGGCCGTCGTCCTGGCGGTAGTAGCAAACGACCGTCCGCAGTCCAACCTGGGCCCAGGCGGCGCTGACCCCGCCGCTCAGCTCATGGTGGACGATGCCCGCCCGCCCACCTCCACGCCGGACGAGCGCCCAAACAACATCCTCGTCGACGACCCACTGCTTCGCCATGACCCACGGCCTCGCCATCTCGCCCTCCCTTCTGCCTGCCCGATCCAATCCTGCCTGCATTATATAACACTATGTGAGGGATGTCAATCGGGTCTGGCGGCCAGCCGCCCTGGCCCAGGGGCCTTGACGACATGATGACGCTGTGCTGCACTGTAATCATACTCGCGGGAGTGGACGCTCTCACCACGAGGAGGGAGCGCGATGCCGCATCCATTCGTCCAGTTCCGGGTCGCCGGCGAGGTGGGCGACCACCTGCGCCGCCGCGCGAGCGGCCGGCCGCTCGGCGGGATCGCCCGGCGCGACCTGGAGCGGTACTACGCGCTGCTGGCCCAGTCGCTGCGGCGGATCGCGCTCAGCCAGGACGAGGCGAGCCTGATCGCCGTCGCCTGCAACGGCGTCCTCTGGACGCCGCAGACCGTCGACCTGATTTGGGCCGAGGTCGACGAGGCGATCCGCGCCGACCGCCTCGACCAGCAATGGGGCGTCGACGGCCCGGCGCTGGTCGATCTGCTGCGGGCGCTCGGGCCGGCCGAGCGGCTGGCGCTGGTCGATGCCGTCGAGCACCTCTGGACGCTGGTCGGCCAGGGCGACCCGCGCCCGCTGCCGGAACTGCTGCGGGCGGTCGGGCTGGTGGGGTAGGGGGTGGCGACATGGCACGGAATTGGGCTGGCCGGAAACGCGGGGTCGGCATGGCGACTGCCTGCCCCTGGAGCCCGCGCGGCCAGCGCCGGACGCCGGTGCGCGCCGTCTCTGCGGCGCTGGCCGCGCGATCGCGCTCCGCGCCGGCCTGTGGTGCCGCCGGTGCTGGCCGTTCGTCCTGATCTGATTGCTCACGCGATCCCACTCCCCGACCGGGGCGCGGGATCGTCTCTCTGTAGAGAGGAGGGATGGCGATGATCCTGGACTGGCGCTATACCCGCCCCTGGCGCGTCGAGGTCACCTGCGCCTCGGGCCGGACCTACACTATCGACGTCAGCGGGGGCGACGATGCCATCGGCTGGGCGGCCTCTGTCAACGAGCTGCCTGGCACGGTCTGGCATTACCAGACCGCCCACGAGGCGGTCAGCGACGCGCTCGACGCGATCGACCGCGTCGAGCGCAGGGAGACGGCGAATGCGCGCTGATCTCGCCTGGTCCGACCAGCCGGTGGACCGGCTGGTCAACCTGACGCCGCACGCCGTCGCGCTCGTGCTCGCCGAGGGCGAGGGCGAGCCGGTCACGCTGGTCATTCCGCCCAGCGGGCAGGTCGCCCGCTGCGCGGAGATGGCCAGCCGGGTCGGCACGGTCTGCCACCGCGAATCAGCGACGATTCGCGGCGGGATCGACGTCCCCGTGGTCAAAATGATCTACGGGGAGATCACCGGGCTGCCGGAGCCGCAGCCCGGCCGCTACTACATCGTCAGCCGCCTGGTGGCCGAGGCGGCGGCGGCGCTGGGCCGGCGGGACTGCCTCGTCCCGGCCCAGACGGTCCGGGACGGGCAGGGCCGGATCACGGGCTGCCGGGCGCTGGCGCTGGTCTAGCGCCGGGCAGCGCCGGCGGATCGTCGCCTGGCGGATCGCCATCATCCGCGCCGGCCGCGGGCGGCAGCAGGCGCAGGCGCGGCACCCGGACGGCGTTGAAGGTGTGGCAATTGTAGCACTTGATCTCGGCCGCGCAGCCCGGCTGCCAGCGGAAACGCCCCAGCAGCCGGTTGCAGCGCGAGCAGCGCCACTGCTCCAGGTCGCCGTCATCCGGCCAGGCCAGCGTCCTAGCCACCGGGGCGCTCCTCGCCGGCGCGCACCAGCGCGATCGCGCAGCGGCAGGCCGGGTGCATCGGCGGCGTCAGCACCGGCCCGAGCGGGGTGGCGAACGGCTCGGTCAGGCCGACGCCGGGCCGGCCGAACATCTGGCGGCAGTGCGGGCAGGTGCGGTCGTCGCGAGTGACGATCCAGAGCCGCCGCCACTCGGCCGGCTGGAAGAGGCCGTCGGCGGCCGCCTGCTGCCAGAGCAGTTGCTGGCCGAGGTTGCTGGCGCGCAGCGTCTCGGTGCGGGCGATCAGGGTGGCGCGCTGGCGGTGCAGCCGGTCGGCGTAGCGGCCGGCGCGGGCGGCCACCTGCGCCGCCGTCAAGCGCCCCAGCAGCGCCTCGGCCTCCAGCCCGGCCAGATAGTTCTGGTAGGCGGTTGCCGCCGGGCCGGCCAGCCCGATCAGCGGCCGGATGCGCCGGGCGATGGTCGGGATATCCTCGCCGCCCGCCAGGCCACGCCGGATCGCCGCGCGCAGCGCCGCCCGCGTCGTGTCGGTCACGCCGGTCACCAGCGCCGCGCCGACCTGGTCGACCGCCGCCAGCGCCAGCGGGTTGAGCAGATCGAAGCGGATCGCCAGCCCGGCCGCGTCGCGGCCCAGCAGCGTCGGCAACTGGTCGGCCGCCACCCGCAGGCCGGCGCGCGCCGCCGCCAGCAGCACCGGCGCGAGCAGTAGCCGCAGCCGCTCGCCCTGCGCCGGCCAGTCGATCGTCGCCACCGCCGCCGCCAGGTCGCCGCGCTGGATGGCCGCCCGCGCCGCGCCGGCGTCGAGCGCCGCCTGGAGCCCGCTCACCCAGGCGGCCCAGGCGCGCCGGAAGGCCGCCAGTTGGCCGTCCGCCGCCCGATGGAGCGCCGCGTAGAGCGCCGCCAGTCCCGCCATGCTAGTCCGGCGCATACCCGAGGATGCGCCGCACCTCGCCCACGACCGCCGCCGCGCCGGCCGCGCCACCCTTGGGCATCCACTGGCCGCCCAGCGGATGGCCCTTGGGATAGCGCGGCTGGGACGGGCTATAGAACTGCCGCGAGGCGCTCACGCCGCTGCCTCGCTATCCCGGAAGTCAGCCGCCGGGGTGGCCGCGTACCAGAGGAACTTATCTTCGTGGTCGGGCGGCGGCTCGGCCGCTTGCCGGGCGGCCGGGGGCGGCGAGCCCATCCACAGGTCGGGCTGGCCCGGCCCATCGTCATGCTCGACCGTCAGGTGCCAGCGGCCCTGCCGATCCTTGCGCGCCTTGCGGATGTGGAACTTCGAGCGATTCATGAGCAGCACCTCGTGCTCGGGCTGGTCGAGGAATTGCTGGAAGGTGTCCAGGTAGCCGGCGCGCGCGCCCGCGCGGATCTGGACCTCGACGAGGATGCCGTCCTCGCCGTGCCGGTCGGCGAATGCCTCGGCCACGCCGCGGTCGAGCGAGGTGCTGACGAAACCACGATCGCCGACGGTCATGCCCTCGGTGAGTTGGCCGCGCTCCAGCATCCGCACCACGGCCGCGCTGCCAATGCCCCGATAGGCGACCACGTCCTCCTCCATCCGGTGCCGGCCGATCGCCAATTGGATGATCTGTGCCTGGCGCAGGTGCTCGGGGCTGAGTGACGTGCGCGCGTCGCCGCGCCGGAGCGCCTCGTTGATCGGCTGATAGTCCTTATAGGCATAGCCGCCCAGCGCCGTCCGCGCCTCAACCGACAGGCTGTCGGCCCACTGGCCGAACTCGCTGGCGATCCACTCCTCGCGCTCGTCCTCCGGCACCGGCCGGCCCCGGAATTTCGGCTTGGCTTGGGTCGCCGGCGGCGTGGGCCGGGCCGGTGCCGCGCCGCCGGCCGTGTCGCGCCACTGGCCGCCCCGCGGGTGGCCCTCCGGGTAGCGTGGCTGATTCGGGTCATAGAGCGCGACCGGCTCGGCAGTCTCGTCCTCGTCCTCGTTCGCCAAGAACGCGGCCTCATCGGGCAGGCCCTCGGCCCACCAGTCCTCGTCGGGCAGGCCCTCGGCCCACCAGTCCTCGTCGGCGAAGAGCCGGCGCGCGACCGCGTCGGCGACGGCCGCGACCAGCGCCCGCCGGCCGGCCGGGCTGGTTGGCTCGCTGGCCTGCCGCGGCGGCCGGTCCTGGTCGCCGTCGCCGTCGCCGTCGCCGTCGCCGTCGCCGTCGGCCGTCTCGGCCTGGTCCGGCGCGGCCGGCCCCGCCTGCGCCAACTGCTGCATCGCCTCCTGCTGGGCGCGCTGCTCCTCGGCGCGCGCGGCCAGCTCCTCGATCGACGGACTGGGCAGATCGAGCAGGTCGAGCAAGTGCTTGGTGATCTGGGCGTCCGGGAAGATCTCCATGCCGGCCTGGGACAGCTTGACGATGGCGTCGACCGTCTGGGCGACGTCGCGCGCCTCGATGTCGCCGAAGACCAGGCGCGGCAGTGTCTCCAGGTCATAGCCGTTGAGGCGCAGCAGGGTGGGGATGGCGCGCTCGTTGATGACGGCGGCGATCGAGTCCAGCCAGGCTCCCAGCGCCACCGCGAACAGGCTGGTCTTGTCGGAGGAGAGCGCGAACGAGCCGACCGCCTCCTGGCCGAGCTTGATGAAATCGGCCAGCAGCGTCTGGCAGATCAGGCGGCTATAGCGGGCGATGATCTTGTCGGTGTCGAACTGGCGCGCGCCGCCGGCGCTGAGCAATTCGAGCTTGTAGAGCGGCTGGCGGGTTTCTTCGTCGTAGACGAGCGGGAAGATGACGCCCTCCTGATCGTCACGACGGATATTGGTGACCAATTCCTTGATCTTGCTATAGATCGCCTTTTCCTCGGCGCTGGCGGTCTCGCTCATGATCTCCGGCGGCACGTACGCCACCGGCAGGCCGGCCAGGTCGCGCTCGACGCCGATCGCCTCGATCTGCTGGAGGTTCTTCTTGAAGTAATAGGGCGCGATGGCGTTGAGCAGGATGCTGCGGCCCTCGGGGTTGCCCTTGTGGCTGACGGTTCGGAATAGCAGGCCGCGCTCGATCGGCAGGTAGCGCGGCCGGAAATCGGGCGGCGGCGTCTGAGTCCAGCCGACGACGCGGTCCTCGTCGTCGATATCCCAGGCCAGCAGCGTCTCCTGGCCGCGCAGGTACCAGCCGCGCCAGCCGAGCTTGCCGTCGCGATACTTGCTGCGCCGGGTCGGGTCGGCCTGGTCGGGGCCGTCGCGGAATTTGAAGGCGACCTCCAGGTAGGCCCAGCCATACGGCAGCATGGTCAGAATCTCGGTCAGTATCTCCGGCCAGGTCAGCTCCATGTCATGCAGCGCCGACCAGACCAGCGCAGCGCCCTCCTGGTCGCGCGCGGAGTCGCCGCCGGCCACGATCTGGATCGCGACGCGGCGCAGCAGTTGCGTGACCGCGAACTGCATCGCGCCGACGTCGGGGTCGGTGTCCAGCATCTCCCGGATGATGTCCGGCAGGCGCTGGCCCATGAACTCGCGGATGCGCTGCTCGTGGATCGAGCCGCCGTAGTGATGGAGGCCGGAGCGGCCGACGATCCGCAGGTCGGGCCGGCGGCCATTGGCGGGGGCGCTGGCGCTGGGCTGGCGCTGGGCGACCATCAGGCGCTTCCCTCCGGACCGGTCCCGGCCGGCGCGCACCAGATCACGTCGCGCGGCCCGCGCCCGGTCTCCTCGTCGTCCACGGCGCGCCGGGCCGGCGCGGGGCCGGGCGCGGGCGCGGGGTCGAGCGGGGCGGCCACGAGCGCGCCGCGCAGCGTGAGGCAGATCTCGCCCGGCAGCAGCTGGTCGCTGTCGTCCCAGGTGCCACGGAACCGATCGTCCAGCACGGTCGGGTCGAAGCAGTCGGCCGCGCGGGCGCGCAGCACGCACCCGTCGAGCCGATCGGCCAGGGCGGGGTCGTCCAGGTCGATCTGGAGCGTGATGCGCCGGCGCGCGGCCACCGCCGGGTCGCGCCGGGCCGGCGTGGCCGCGCGCCGGGCGGGGCCCGTGCCAGTGGTGGTGTGGATGGTGACCATGCTCGGCACGAGGCGAATGATGGGCCGGGGCGAGCGGGGCAGCGCGGCGTCGTCCGGGCCGGTGACGATGATGGAGGAGACGGTCATGGTCAGAACCTCCACTTCGAGCGGGCGGTGCTGCCGCTCGGCGCGACCTTGGGCGCGGCCAGTCGCTCGCGCAGGTCGGCCCACGCCCAGTAGGCCGCGTCCGTCAGATCGAAGGGCTTGGCCTTCGGGAATCGCCGCAGCGCGCGCTCCAGCGTCAGGTGGGTGCCGAGGACGTGGACCAGGCCGCCGCGCTCGTAGTCGGCCAGCATCTGGCTGGCGCGGTGGACCTTGGGGCCGTGGCCCGCGCCGGCCTTGGCCGAGCGGAAGGCGGGCGGGCGCGTCGCCGCCGGATCGAGGCCGCGCGTCCGGCAGTAGCTCTCCCAGGCGCGGGCGTAGCTCGACTTCCAGGTATCGCCGCCCTGGTCGGTCTCGACGCCGACCGCCTCGGCCCCGAGCTCGACCGCCTTGGCGATGGCGCGCAGCATGACCGCCTCGGGGCCGGCGCGATCCTCCCAGGACCAGAGCCGGTAGATCGTGCCGTCCGCGCCCAGTCCGTCGGCCTGGATGCCGCAGGCGTCGGAGTCGTCGGTGTCGGTGACGGCCGGGTCGACCCAGACGACGGTGCGCACCAGGTCGGGCACGGCGGCGGCGGCGACGCGCTGCCAGACCAGGTGGCCGAACAGGCCGCCGTCGGGGTCGTCGACCTCGTGCTGGGCCTCGCGCAGGAAGGCGGTCAGCCCCCAGGTATTGATCTGCTGCTGGCAGACGGCCAGGTCCTGGCCGGCCCAGGTCGGCGCGCCGCCGGTGATGACCCAGCGGCCGTCGCGCTGCTCGACGGTCAGCCCCTGCACCGCCGGGATCGGGCCGGTCACGATCCGGTCGAGCAGGAAGTCGGCGCGCCCGTCGGCCAGCCGGGCGAAGACGCCCTGGTGATGCACCAGGTTCTGGATGGCGATCACGGCGCAGTCGCTCGCCTCGGCCGGCAGCAGCTTGCGCGTCAGCGCCGCGATCTTGCGCTCGACGGTGCCGGGGCTGTCCAACTCGCCGTCGATGTCGTCCAGGATGATCAGGCCCGGGCGGTCCTCCTCGATCTTGACGCCGCGGGCGGCGGTGTCGAGGCCGATGGCGTCCAGGGTGAAGCCGGAGGCGGTGCGCAGTCGATTGCGCCGCCAGCCGCGCGAATTGCCGTAGCGGCCCTTGAGCGGCCGGGCGGCCTCGGGGTAGAGGCGCTCCAACTCGCGCGCCTCCAGCAGGCTGGCGACGTTGCCGACGTGGTCGTCGGCCTGCTCCTGGGTGCCGCAGACATAGAGCGCATAGGCGCGCTGGCGGCGGGCGGCGATGGCGGCGCAGGCCAGCTCGACCGAGGTGCTCTTCGCCCCGCCGCGCGGCAGGATCAGCACATAGGGGGCGGGCCGGACGCCCGGCTCGATCGTCCAGATGTGCCGCCAGAAATCCTGGTGGTGCTGGGCGAACGGGGCGCGCACGTGGCTGGGGAAGAGCGCCCGCAGCCAGGTCGCGGGATCGGCCTCCAGCCGCGCGCGCTCGCCGGCGTCGGCGGTCGTGACGCCGCCCTGGCCGCGCGCCAGTCGCAGGCTCAGCCCGGCCAGCCCGAGCGCGGCCGAGCCGCCGAGGAAGGCGCGGCGCGACAGGGCGGCCACGTTAGCGCCCGCCCCCGACGATGCGCTCGGCCTCGGCCAGCACGTCGGCGACGCTCAGGCCCAGCTCGCGCGCGATGCGCTCGGCCTCCTGCTGCAGGCGGGCGGCCGAGAGCTCGTCGAGCCGGGCGGTGCCGAGCAGCTTGATCTCCTCGGCCAGCGCCGCCAGCGCCAGCTTGATATAGCGCGGGTCGCCCTGGCGCTGCTCGCGCCGCAGCGTCGCGCGGTCGCTGACCCGGCCCGGCCCGTCGCCGCCGCCGGGGGCGCTGGTGACGCGCTGGCTCTGGCTGATCTCGCGCGGCTGGCGCGAGGCATACCACTCGGCCCACATCGTGCGCCAGACGTGGCGCAGCTTGGCCAGGTGGGCGGCGCGCGCCGCCTCGACCCGCTCGGCCTGCGCCAGCCGGGCGCGCCGGTGCAACTCGGCCACATCGCGATTGACCTGCTGCGGCGTGAGCGTATAGCCGTCCGGCCCGCGCAGGGCGTTGAGGCGGCCGGTCATCTCCAGTTGGGTCAGGCCCTCACACTCCCACTGGCTCAGCAATTCCAGGTCGCGCTCGCGCTGCTGCGGACTGCGTTTTGGTCCCGTCGATGGCATGGATCACGTCTCTATGGATCACGTCTCGGCCCGGCGCGGGGCGAGGCCCAGGCCGGCCAGGCGTTCGAGGATGACGGCCACGTAGCGCGGCTCCCGCTCCAGGCCATAGCAGCGCCGGCCGGCCTGCTCGGCGGCGACGAACTGCGTGCCGGAGCCGGCGAATGGCTCGTAGCAGAGATCGCCGGGCGCGGTGTGCTGGGCGATCGGGATGGCGAAGATCTCGACCGGCTTGGCGGTCGGGTGGTCGGTGTGGACGCCGGGCTTGATGGTCGCCACCTGCCAGACCGAGCGCGGGTGGTCGTCGCTGACCCGCTTCGGCTTGTGCGGCCGGACCCAGCCGAAGAAGCAGGGCTCGTGCTGCCACATGTACCAGCTGCGATTCAGGATCGGCCGGTCCTTGACCCAGATGATCTGCTGGTGGACGAAGGCCCCGTTGCGCTCGAAGGCGGCCTGGACCAGCGCCGCCCTGACGCCAGCGTGCCAGCAGTACCAGGCGGCGTCCTGGGCGATCGCCTCGGCACGCGCCACGGCCATGAAGGCCGCGTATAACGCCTCCGGGTCGCCGATCTTGTCCCAGTCGCGGTAGGAGTCCGACCAGTCCTTGTTGTTATCCGGATCGCCCCACTTGTGGGGGTGGTTGGTGCCGTCGTAGGCGACGGCATAGGGCGGGTCGGTGGCGAACAGCACGGCGCGCTCGCCGCGCATCAGCCGGCGCACGTCCTCGGCGCTGGTGCTGTCGCCGCACAGCAGCCGGTGCGCGTGCCCCGGCAGCGTCCGGCTGGGGATCTCCCACAACTGGCCCGGCGCGGTCTGCCACTTGGCGAGCAACTCGTCGGCCCGGTCCGGCTCCGCGCCGGGGTCGTCGGCCAGGCCGGCGTCGGCCGGGTCGCGCGCGCCGCCGGCGTAGTCCAGCCCGTGCTGGGCCGCCAGGTCGGCCAGCATCGTCTGGAGCGCCGGCACGCCGGTGCTGACCTCGCGCAGCAACTCGTCGAGCTTGGCGGCGTCGGCGGTGGCCAGGCCGGCAATCGGGTCGAGCGTGGCCAGCACCAGCGCCTCCTCGGCCTCCTCCAGGTCGACATAGAGCACCGGCACGGCCGCCTCGCCGTTGCGGTCGGCCAGCGTCACGCGCAGGTGGCCGTCGAGCAGGCGGCCGGTGCGCCGGTTGACGATCACCTGCTGGACCCAGCCGACCTCGGCCAGCGAGCCGGCCAGCGCCTCCTGCTGCGCCGCCGGGTGGGTGCGCCAGTTGCGCGGGTTGGCCAGCAGCTGATCGGGCGGCTCGGCCCCCTGCCCGACGATCCGGTTGCGCCAGTGCATGCCACCCTCCCGGCTCGTGTGCTACGCATCAGGAGCGCCTTGCTACGCATGAGTATACCGCCCTGGCCGCCTGGTTAGACGATCAGCACCAGCAGGAAGGGTTGGCTGGGGCGCTTGGGGGCGTAGAGATCGCGGCCGCTCAGCGTGGCGCGGAACCAGCATTTGTAGAGGCCGGCGGTGTCGGTGTCGCCGGTCGCCCAGGCGTACTTCGCCTTGCCGCGATTGGCGGTCGTGCCGTCGTCGAGCTTGGTGGCGGCGACGCCATTGAGCTTGTACGCGCCGGTGGCGGCGTTCTGGAGGTAGATGACGACGCTGGTCGCGCCGGAGATGTCGATCGCGCCGGTGTCGTCCTCGAAGGTGATCGCCAGTTCGGGCAGGCGGCCATCCTTGCCGATGGTGAAATCGACGAGCGTCGCGGTCATGGCCCAACCCCCAGCGAGGTCTTGGTAACGGTGGCGCGCAGCGTGGCGCGCCCGACGGTGACGGTCAACTCGGTGCCGCTGGCGGTCGGCCGGGCGGTGACGCTGCCGGTGATGGCCGGCAGCGTCACGCCGGTTTGGGTGATGGCGAGCGCCTCCTGGCCACCGGCGGCATAGGCAGCGGCCAGCGCGGCGGCGATCGCCAGCGCCGCGGCCACGCTGCCGGCCTCGGCCGGCGACACGCTGACGGCCAGGCTGACCGCCTCGGCCGCGCCGCCAGCGTCGGCCAGCAGGATCGGCACGGTCACGCTGACCGCCGCGGCCGCGCTGCCGGCCGCGGCGGGCGCGAGCGTGACGCTGGCGGTGGCCGCCTCACTCGCGCTGCCGGCCGCGGCGGGCGCGAGCGTGGCGGCGATGGCGGCCGTCTCGGCCTGGCTGCCCTGCTCGCCGACCGGCAGGCTGCCGGCTACGTCCGGGGCGATGGCGGTGCCGCCCGCCTCGGCGGGCGCGAGCGTGGCGCTGGCGGTGGCCGCCTCGGCCGCGCTGCCGGCCGCGGCGGGCGCGAGCGTGACGCTGGCGGTGGCCGCCTCACTCGCGCTGCCGGCCGCGGCGGGCGCGAGCGTGGCGGCGATGGCGGCCGTCTCGGCCTGGCTGCCCTGCTCGCCGACCGGCAGGCTGCCGGCTACGTCCGGGGCGATGGCGGTGCCGCCCGCCTCGGCGGGCGCGAGCGTGGCGCTGGCGGTGGCCGCCTCGGTCGCGCTGCCGGCCTCGCCGACGGTCACCACCGTGCCGCCAGTGGCGATGTCGGCTACCTCACTCGCGCTGCCGGCCGCGGCGGGCGCGAGCGTGGCGCTGGCGGCGACTGCCTCGGCGGTGCCGCCGGCCTCGCCGACCGGCAGGCTGCCGGCTACGTCCGGGGCGATGGCGGTGCCGCCCGCCTCGGCGGGCGCGAGCGTGGCGCTGGCGGCAGCCGCCTCACTCGCGCTGCCGGCCGCGGCGGGCGCGAGCGTGGCGGCGATGGCGGCCGTCTCGGCCTGGCTGCCCTGCTCGCCGACCGGCAGGCTGCCGGTCACGGCCGGGGCGATGGCGGTGCCGCCGGCCTCGGTCGCGGTCAGGCTGGCGCTGGCGACGGCCGCCTCACTCGCGCTACCGGCCTCAGCCGGGACGAGCGCGATGGCGATCAGGATCGCCTCGGTCGCCGCGCCGCCGTCGTCAATGATCTTGGCGGCACCCGCGGGTGCCGCCGGCACGAAGGCCGCGTCCAGGCCCGGCAGCGGCAGGTAGGGGGCGAACACCTAGCGTCCCCGCGCCAGCCGCGCCAGCATGGCCGGCGGATAGAGCCCGACCCGCGGCGGCCCATCGGCCGTCGTCAGCGTGCCGACCGCCGTCCAGTGCCGGCCGGCACCGGAAACGTCCCGGAGATCGTTATGCCCGCCGCGCAGCGGCGTGCAGAGGTAGAGATCGCGCCAGCTCACCGGGTAGAGCCAGTTCATCTCCGCCTGGACCTCCGCCCGGCTCAGCGCGCGCCGCCAGATTTTGATGCCGGCGAAGCGGCCGTTGATCACGTCGACGTTGCTGGAGGTCATCCCGCCGACCTCGTTGCGCGTCGGCGCGGGCCGGCCCGACAGGCTGCCGGTGTGATTGACCTCCTGCGCGCCGTTGAGATAGGCGATCCGGCTGTTGGTCGCCGCCCGGACGATGCAGACGTGGTACCACGTCGCCGCCGCCAGCGCCGTCGCGCCGGCCGTCTCGGTGTAGTTACTCACCGAATCCATGGCGATCAGGAGGACGAACTGGCTGCTGCCGGTGCCCTTAAGGTCAAAAATGTCATAATTCTGCGAGGAGTTGTTGACGTTAATGCTGAAGATCGTGTCGTAGACGTTGAGGCCAGGCGCGGTCACCACGTACAGCCAGGTCATCATCGTGTAGGGCGCGTCGTAGCTGAGCAGGTCGCTGGTGCGCAGCAGCCGGTCGTTGCTGTCGATCAACACCGCCTGCGGCATGGCGCTCGCCGGCATCGTTAGGTCCCGCGCGTGCTGTAATAGGCGGCGCTGACGGTCGAGCCGGAGGCCGGGAAGGCCACGCCGGCCCGGTTGATCAGCGCCACCCGGAACTCGCCCGGCGGCAGCAGCACCGGCCACAGCCCCCGGCGCTGGGCGGTCGCGTTGCGCAGCACGAAATTCCCGACCCACAGCGCCGCCTGGAGGTCGGCCACCGCGTCGTCCGGGAAATTGGTCCCGTCCAGGCTGGGCAGCAGATACAACTCGCAGATCGTGCCGGCCGCCGGGGCGGTGCCGAAGGTCACCACCAGCTCGACTGCGGCGAACAGCTCCTGGTTGGTATTGACGACATCGCCGCTAACCGCCCGCGCGCCGTTGGCCAGGCTGTTGAGCTCCGTCGACAGCCAGGTGACGGCCGTGGCGAGAGTGTCATAGCGAAACGAGGAGGCCATGCTCGCTCCCTACCCGGCCAGCGCCCGGCCGATATCGTCGATCGTCACGACCGTGCCCGGTCCCCAGAGTTGCTCGGCGCGCGAGCCGCGCCGGGTGGCCAGCGCCAGCAGGCGCGTCCGGCTGCCCTGGGTATCGCTGGTGATCAGCCGGTTGAGGTTGCCGAGCACGCGGTTGTTCGAGCCGTCCTCGTTGAGCAGCGCGATCGTCGTGCGCTGCTGGGTGATGCTCTCGAACCAGGCCACGTGCGCCGCGTTGGGGCTGGTGGCGAAATCGCGGTTGTCGATCGCCTCCAGCAGGTCGGCGGCGCTGATCGACGGGTTGCGGACGGTGATGGCCGCCCCGGTCGGCGCGCCGGCCACCGGCGGGGCGGTCACGCCGTCGCGCGGCCAGTTGAGCAGGTCGGCCAGCGCCTGGTGGTTGCCGGCGGCCAGGTGGGACGCATAGCCGAGGCCGGCCGGGTCGGCCTGGAGCTCGCTCCGCAGTGCGGCGTCTGTCATCGCCATTGGTGCGCCTCCCCGTTAGCTCATCGTCACCTGGAGCGTCGGCGTCCAGGTCTGGCCGCTGGCCTTGGTGCCCTGGTTGCTGACCTTGCGCAGCATGTTGGTGGCGTCGCTCGCGCCGTTGCGAACCGAGAACTCGTACCACTCGTGGTTGGCCTCGGTCGAACCGAAGTCGGCGGAGCGGAAATCCATCCGGCGCATGCCGGACCCGCCCTTGGCCGGGTAGGAGGCGGCCATCGCCTTGAACCACTTCTTCTGGCGGGCGGTCCAGGTGACGCTGCCGTCGGCGGTGGTCGCGCCGTCGGTCTCGTTCCAGGAGGGCTCGGATGCGCCCGAGGTGCCGGCCGTGGTGCATTCCTGGATGACGACGGTCGCCTCGGTCGGACTGGTCCGCCGCCGCTCGTTGCCGAGCGAGTACGCGGTGCTGGCCGCCCAGGCGGTGCGGGCCGCGATCGCCTGCAGGTCGGTCTGGGTGGCGCTGGCATTGTCGGTGGCGCTCTTGTTGTTGTCGCCGACCACCAGTTGGGCGTTGGCATTGCCGAAGTTGGTCGGCGTGCCGATGTTGCAGATCAGCTCCCAGCAATCGTTGTCCCAGCCCTCATTGAGGAGGAGGTTGCCGGCGAACTCGGTCACCGGCTGGGCGCAGACCGCGCCCTTAACCGCGAACTCGCGCTCCAGGTCCTCCAGCTTGGCGCGCAGGTAGGCGACGTCGTTGGCCAGGCCGTGGCGCGCGAGATGGACGATCTCGGCCCAATAGCGCGCCAGCCGGGCGTCGAGCCAGGCCTTATGGTCGGCGGCGAAGCGGCGGATCTCCCAGCGGGTGAAGAGTCGCGATGGCGACCAGAGCTCGGGTTTGACCGCCATGCGCGGATAACTGACCGCGCGGCCGGTCGGGATAGCGAGCTGGCGGGCCGTGGTCATGGCACCCTCCCCTCGACGTGATAGAGCTCGGCCTGCAAGCGCTCCAGCTCGGCGGCGAGCGCGCGGACGCGCTCGCGCTGGGCAAGGCGGGCGGCCGCCTGCGCGCGGAAGGCGTCGGAGAAGCGGCCCAGGTCGGGCCGGGCGAGGGCGGCACACTCGCGCGAGCAGACGAGCGTGCCGTCATACTCCAGGCAGCCCTGGCTCGGCGCGCCGCAGTGCTGGCAGGCAAAGTCGACCAGCGCGACGTGGCCGGGCACGATCGGCACCGGGCCACGGGCGGTGGCATAGCTGCCGTAGCGCGCGGCGCACTCGGCCAGGGTCAGATACTCGCGGACGTCGGGCATGGGGAAGGGCTGGCCGCGGGCGCGCCAGTCCTCCCAGACCGCCCGGCTGCGCTCGATCTCGGCGGCGTCGATCACCGGCTCATCCTCCTGGGCACACAACAACCCGCCGGCCGTGGCATGGGGTCGGGCCGGCGGGCGCGACGCGATGCGTCGGTGGTGCGCTCAGGGGGGGCCGGCCGGGGGCCGGCGCGCCGTGGCGTCTGGTGAGATTATCCGCTGTCGCCGGCCGCGCTGCCAGCGGGCGGCCGGGCGGCGGCCAGCAGCGTCTGCTCGATGGCCGGCCGGTCGCGCGGCCGCCAGACGTGGACGGTCGCGCCGGCCAACCGCAGCGCCGCGTGCCAGGCGCGCTGCTCGGGCGTCGGGTAGCGGCCGTCGCGCTTGGCCTCGACGAAGGCCAGGAAGGGCCGGCGCGGGTGGACGATGACCAGATCGGGGAAGCCGCTGGCGGTATTGCGCGCGCGCCGGCCCCGGTGGGTCTTGCGGCTGTCCGGATGGCGATAGACCAGGTAGCCCAACCGCTCGGCCAGGTCGACGAGCCAGCCCTGGAAGCCCAGTTCGGCCTCGGCGGGCGGGGTGAGCAGGTCGGCCGGGGCAAGCCCGGCCGAACGGCGGAGAGTCATGCTCCCTCCCGTTGCCGGGGCCGCCTCGCAGGCCGCGGCCCTGGCAATGGGAGGACGGCGCGTCCGGCCGCCGGTTACGGCTACTGGACGATCTGGAGGCCGCGCCGTCCAGACTCGCCGCCCCGGCGCAGCTCGCGCAGCAGCCGCGCGCCGACCTGCTCGCCCAGGCGGGTGAATGCCTCGATCTCCTCGCGCGTCAGGTCGATGGTGAGCTCGACGGCGCTGCCGTCTGGCAAGCGGAGGATGCCATCCAGACGGCCGGAGCCGTCATAGGCGCGACCAAAGTCGTTATAGACGATGACTTGGCCGAAGCGCACTTCTTGCACCATGAACACGGGACGCGCTGGCCGCATGGAGCTTTCTTCCTCCTGGCAGTGGCTGGGGTGGCCACTGGTACACGCGGATGGCACCCGGTGGCCGAGGTGGCCACGGGTACATAAGGTGGCTCTGACACGGGCATGATAGCGCAATCGTGGGCCGCCGATCATCCGGAGAATCCCGCATCGCCATTAGTGATTTCCCGGATGCGACGGCGCTGGAGCAGCGCCGCCATTCGGCCTCGTCCTCAGCGGCCATGGCGGCTGGCCCGGCCGCGCCCGTCGCCCGCGCGGGCGCGCGCCGCTCCGCCAGCACCTGGCCGGCCGGGAGGCGCACGTTGAGCAGGTGGTCGATCAGCTGGCCGCTGCCGGCCGTATAGACCTCGCCGCCATGCCGGCGGCAATAGGCGGCCGGGATGCGGTAGCAGCGATTGCTGGTGTGGTCGATCAGCTCGATGGTGTCAACCGCGCCCCGGATGCGCTCCCAGACGTCGAGCGCCAGCGTCACCAGGCCGCGCCGGCGGAAGATAAAATTGCCGCGCTCGCCGCCGCCCTGGTAGAGGCGCTGGGCGAGATCGAGCGTGCCATGCTGGCGTGGCCGGCCGGAGGCCGACGAATACACCGCCAGCTTCGCGCCCGGCGTCAGCCGCGTGCCGGCGCGGCGCTCGACCGGCGGCTTGTCGCGAACGACCGGGGCCCTGGGGACCATACTCTCCCTCCCTCGCAATTCAGCGCGTGATCAGACCGTGCGTCGGGCTCAGGATCGGCCGCGGGCCTCGCCACGGGCCGCCTGGATGGCCTCGGATCGATGGGCGCGGGACAGCGGCGTGCCGAGGATGACGGTCGGCAGGTCAAGCCGGCGGTCCTTGATCGCCAGGCTGGTGATCTCGCGATTGCTGTAATAGGCATTCCAGGCGTTGGCGACGTACCGGCAATAGAGCGCGCCGGTGATGCTGGCCACCCGGTGGTCGGCCAGCCAATCGAGCAGCGTATGTTCGGGACTGCCGCGCCGGAGGCCATCGTTCTCGGCGACGATCGACCAGAAGAGCTCGGCCATGTCAGGCTGGTAGCGCAGCGTGTAGAGCGCGACCGCGTTGACCGGCGCGACATCGAGCAGCCGGCGCGTCGCCTTGCTGCCGGCCGACCAGCAGGCCCACAGCCGGCGCGCCTCGTTCACCCAGGCGCGGACAAAGGCCACGCGCTCGGCGGCACTGACAATCACGCGGCCGGGGCCGGCGGCGAACTGGCTGGCGATATACGGGTGCGCCTCGCCGATGCTGCGCACCCACCGCTCCTGCATGCCGAGATCGGCGGCCAGGTCCATCGCCCGGTAGACGTCGGTCAGCACGCGCGGCCGGCCGCGATCGATGGCCGAGTAGAGCGCGTTGAGCTCCTCCGCGCTGCCGACCTGATAGGTCTCGACCACGAACTCGACCGCGCGGGCGGCCGCCACGACGGCCGTCAGCCGGTGATAGCCGTCGATCAAGAGGGGGCGGTCGCCCAGCGTGGCGAACTTGAGGCTGTTGACCAGCCGCCACTCGCCACGCTCGATCATCGCCGCGTAGCCCGTGACGACCTGTGGCCGGATCGACCGCTGCCGCTGGTAGCAGCAGGTCTCCAGCCAGGTCTGCGCCAGCGCCGGCGTCACCATGACCACGCGGCTGCTATGCGCCGCGCCCGCGCCCGCGCCATTGCTATGCGCCGGGGCGCTGACGAGCGCCAGATCCGTGTCGCTGCCCAGGTCCATGCCGTCCCTCCCTCAGGCACCATGGCCGCCCCGGCCGGGACCGCCCCGGCCGCCATCCAGTGTTATATCATACTGTGATATATATTTCAAGAGCCGCCGGTCGCGAGCGCAGTGGCGCGGCCGCCGGCCGCGCCACCTCATCGCGGCGCAGCGCCGCCAGGTCCGCGCGGTCACGCGCGGCGCGGCGCAGATCGTGCCGGTCTCATCAGGCGCGGGCATCGCGGGCCTCCTTACTCCACCGCGCGGGTCGCGCCGGGGCCGGCCAGCGGCGCGGGGAACTGCTCCCAGGGCTGGCCATCGAGTTCCCGCCCGCGCGCGCCGTGATAGCGGCCACTCCACTGCTTCCAGAAGAACGCCACCCCGGCGGCGCGGCACTGGTCGCGCAGCGCGCGCGCCCACTCCGGCCGGACCTCGCGGTAGCCCGGGCCGCTCTCGCCGCCCGCGATCACCCAGCCGATACTCGGGTGGTCGATGGCGCGGCCAGTCGCCTCGGCGGCAGCATCGCCCATCGCCGGCCACCACTCGCCGGTCAGTGCGTTGACGCATCCCGGCTCGTGGCGATGGCCCAGTCGCATCGGGATCGTGGTCAAATCGACCGGACCCAGCAGCGGCTCGCACGACAGGAAGCGCACCACGGCCGGCACCGCCAGCAGGTGCGGGATGCGCTGCGCGGCGTACTCCTGGCTCTCCACGCTGGTGCCGTACCAGACGTTGGGCAGCGGTCGGTCGAGCCAGGCGGCCGGCACCAGCGTGGCGATGTTCTCCGGCCGCTTGGTCAGCAGCAACCAGTCCAGATGGGGCGTCTGCTCGATCAGCCGCCAGAGCCGGGCGCGCTCCCCGGCCAGGTCCGGGATGGCCTCGAACACGTCGGCCATCGACGCGCAGAAGACCTTCCGCCGGACCCCGGCGCGCGCGGCCCGGGCCTCCCAGCGCAATGGCTGGGCCCAATACGCATCGCCGAAGGTCCGGCGCGGCGTGGCGTGCGCTGGCCCCCAAAGCGCCAGCCCCCAGCGCCGCGCCAGCGCCTCGGCGTAGCAATGCTGGCAGCCGGGACTGACCCGTTGGCAGCCCCACCAGGGATTGAAGGTATGGTCGGTCCACTCGATCGCGGTCTGCTCAGCCATTCTCCCGCTCCTCGTCGGCCGCCAGCCCGGCCGCCAGGACCAGCAAGCGCTCGATCTCGGCCCGCGTCGCCGCCAGCCGATCGACCGCCGCCTGCGCGCGCCGGTCCAGTCGCCAGGCCATGCGCCAGAGCCAGAAATTGATCGCGGTCAGCGCGCCGTGCGCTGCCAGGAGCCACCACGCGCCGCCGTCGCTCATGCCGCCGTCTCCCGCGCCCGCCGCCGCTCCCGGTCGCCCGGCGCGGCCGGCCGCCGCTCGACCTCCGCGTAGGCGCGCCGCAATTCCGCGCGCGCCCGGAAGAGCATCGACTTGACCGCCGTCCGGCTCATGCCGAGGCGCTGACCGATCTGCTCGCAGCTCAGCTCCTGGCACTCGCGGAGCAGGAGCGCCTGGCGGTGGCGGGGGCGCAGCCGCGCCAGCGCCGCCCGCACCTGGCCCGCCGTCTCCGCGCCGAGCAGCACCCGCTCGGGATCGTCCGCGCTCGCACCGCGCCCGGTCGCCAGCGCCGCCTCGTCCCGCGCCGGGTCGAAGGCGCGCTGCCGGTGGCACTGGCGGTGTCGCAACAGGTCCAGGCAGCGGTTGTCGACGATGCGGTAGAGCCAGGCCGCGATGCACGTGTCCGGCCGCGCCAGGTCCAGGCGCGCCAGCGCGCGGTAGGCGCTCACCAGGCTGTCCTGGACGACGTCGGCCGCCGCCTCGGCATCCCGGCCCAGCCGCCGGTAGGCGTACTGGTAGAGCCGCGGCCCGTGGCGCTCCACCAGTCGCGCGAAGGCGGCCTGGTCGCCCGCCCGCGCCGCCGCGACCAGCGCGATGTCGATGTCGGTCTCGCTCGCGATCGTCATGTGCGTCCCTCCGTCTCTCGTCCGTACCAACCAGCAGCTTGTCGCCGTCACGCCGGCGGGCCGGCGCGGTCCGGCTGGTCCTGGCCGCGCAGGCTGGCCAGCAGCGCCTCGGCCTCGGCGCGGAATGGATAGGCCGCGCGCCGCCCGCCCGCCCGCCGGCGCGCCTGGCCGGCCAGCGCCGCCAGGTGCGCCCGCAGTTGGGCGCGCCGCTCGGCGGCCTGGCGCTCGCGCTCGGCCGCCTGCTCCGGCCCGACCGCTCGCTCCGCCAGCAGCGCCGGCCCGGCCGGCAGCGCCCCGTCCCCGGCCCGCCAGGCCGCGATCGGGTCGTGGTCCTCCTCCGGGCTGCCGCCCGGCCGCCGGCCCCTGGCCAGCGCCCGCAACTCGGCCGGCACCGGGAAGTAGGTGCAGGTCTTGAGCGCCTCGGCCACCGCCCGCCGGAAGCGGGCGTCGCTGAGATCATCCAGCGCGGGGCGGTAGATAGCGCACAACGCCGCCACCGTCGCCTCGTCCTTGGCCCGGCTGGGCCACATCATAAACAGGACCGCCATCCCCTCCCGGAAGGTCTCGTCCGTCACCAGTCCCTCCTGCCCCATAGGCGGCGATGCCGCCCATAATCATGCCCAGACTGCCGGCCGGCGCGTGCCCGTTGGTGGGCGCGGCCGGCTCGGGCGCGAGCTCGTACATCCGGCCGCGCAGGAAGCCGGAGGCGTCCTTCACGTAGCCGCGCGCCCAGCGCGCGCTGGCCTGCCAGCGCGCCAGTCCGGCCATGATCTCGCCGGCGATCCGGTCGCCGTCGAGCGCCAGCCAGACCCGGAACGCCTCGACCTTGCTGGACCGACCGCCGTTGGGATAGGCGGCCCAGAAGCGGTCGAACGCGTCCGAGTACGGCGGCAACTCCGCCCGCCGCCGGCGCGGCGACCGACGCGCCGGCGCTGCTGCTGCTGCTGCTGCTGTTCCTGTTGCTGTTGCTGGTGCTGTTACTGTTACTGTCGATACCCTACCAGATAGGGTATCTGATACCCTATCAGATACCCTATCGGCGGCGTCGGGAGAGGGTAGTGGGAGGCTATCCTGGGCCGGCGCGACCCTGGCCGGCGGCGGGGCCAGCTCGGGGTAGGTCTCCAGCACCCGCGCCCGCACCGGCTCGGGCAAATCGGCCACCGCCCGGCGCGCGGCGGTGGCGAAGGTCTCGCTGGCCAGCGCCCGCTGGTGCTTGTAGAAGCGCACCACGAACACCCAGGCGCGCTCGCGCCACCAGACGACCTTGCCGGCGGCCGCCAACTCGGTCATGGCCGCCACGATGCGAGCCTCGTCGAGGCCCGTCTCGTGCTGGATCGACGCCTCGCTGACCTCCATCGCGCCGCACGGCGTCTGGCGGTGGTTGGTGAGGAGATACAGGAACAGCAGCTTGGCCGCCGGCTTGAGGCGCTCGAACCAGGGGTCGCCCCAAATCCGCACCTCGACCGAGCGGTACATGCCCAGCCGCGTTGACGCTGCCATCGTCGCTACCCTCCCATCCCCGGCCCGCGCGGGGGAGAGCCGGCGGGGCCACCCGGCGCGGCCGGCCCGCTGGAGAGGGTGGGGCCGGCGGCCACGGCCCGCGGGGCGGGGTGGGGGGAAACCGGCCGGGCCGCGCGGCCGGGGCGGAGCCCGCGCGCGGACGCGCGGGCGATCGCGAGGCGAGTCATGCGCCACCTCCGTCGGTGGCGTCGGCCATCCCGGCCGCGCACGCGGCGCAGCCGCAGGCGCGGTCGAGACCGTGGCAACCGGCCCGGCCCCAGCAGGGCGCGGCCGGCCCGTGATGGAAACAGTCCAGACAACCGATCCAGAGCCGCCAGCCCGGCCAGGCCATCCAGTCCGCCGCCGGCACCCCCCATTTGCGGGCGAAGCCGGCCGCGTCGTGGCCGATCATGGGGCGGCCGCGAGCAATCGCAGAACCACGCATCGTGTCATCCGTTCCATCACTAGAGGACCCTCGCCGTATGGCGAGCCGTCCCTCCCTCTCCAGTCCAGTGACGACGCCCGCCCGTGCCTTGCCCGCCCGGCGCGGGCGTCGTCACGCTCAGGACGCTCAGGCCCAGCGCATCGGCCTCACCCCCTTCCGCCCGGCGACGTCCGGGCCGCCAGCCAGCGCGCCAGCGCGTCCTCCGGCACGCGCACCGCCCGGCCGACCCGCACGCTCGGCAGCTCGCCGCGCGCGATCATGGCGTAGATCTGGTCGGCCGACAGCCCGAGCCGCGCCGCCACCTCGCGCGCCCGCAGCCAGCGCGGGCCGGCCGGGGCGGGGGCCGCGGGCGCGGCCGCCAGCTGCTCCAGCGCCGCCGTGGCCGCGCGCAGCGCCGCCAGCGCCGCCGCCAGCGCCGGGTCCGGCCGGCTGGCGCTCATGCGCTCCTCCGGCGCGGCCGGACCCGGCGCTGGTCCGACTCCTCGATATAGAACAGGTCCTGCTCGCTGGTCGCCAGCGCCTGGCAGACCCGCCGCACGAACTCGGCCGAGATGGCGCGCTTGCCGGCGCGCACCTGCCAGAGGTAGACCCGGCTGTAGCGCGTCGCCCGCGCCAGCCAGGTCCAGCGCCGGCCCTGCGCCGCCATCACCTGGTCGAGCCAGGTGCCGGTGTAGGGGCTGCTGCTCTTGCGTCCAATCTTGCTGCCCATGCGTAGCAGTATACACGACTGTCAGCCAAAGTCAAGCCCACCGTCGTTCTGCTCGGTTAAGACGTGTAGGAGCAGTATTTGCTGTCCTACTCGCGGTGGTGGAGCGCTTAACAGTGGCTGTGGTTGGCAGGCGATCGGTCAGCGACCCGGCGATGCCGCGACGCGCGCGCAGCAAATCGGCGCGCGTCGCTCCAGTGGCCCTGGCCGATGGTTTGCGCGCGCGTTAGCATAAGGACTGGAGACGTAGGAGATGGACGGGATGGCGGGGCCGGGCGCGCGAGACGAACAGGACGATCGGACCTTCGGCGCGTGGCTGCGCGACCAATTGGTCGCGCAGCAGCTGAGCCAGGCGAGCCTGGTGCGCGCGATCGGCGCGCACAGCTCGGTCGTCTCGCGCTGGCTCAACGATCGCGACATCCCCAGGCCGCGCTCCTGCGAGCGACTGGCGCTGGCGCTCGGCGTGCGGCCCGAGGAGGTGCTGGCGCGCGCCGGCCACCTCGCGCTGGTCGCGCCCGAGGCGCAGCGGCTCAGCGACCAGTTGCGCGCCGCCGCCGCCCGGGCGCGGACGCTGGAGAGCCAGGTCGAGCAACTCCGCCGGCGGCTGGCCGCCGGCGCGCCGCGCCAGCCAGCCGAGGCCCAGCGGCCGGTGGCCGGCGACGTGCTGGCGCTGCCGGTCGTCGGCGCGGCGGCGGCCGATCATGACCGGCTGGCGGTCGAGACGGCGCTGGTGCCGGCCCGCTGGCTGCCGGTGCCGGCCGGCCGCCGGCCTGGAACAACGAAAATCCCCCGCACTGCGGGGGATCTCGCCGAGTGAGCCGCGAAGGACTCGAACCTTCAACCGGCTGATTAAGAGTCAGTCGGGCCATCGCCGATAGGGCCGGTGTTTGCCGCTATTCCCGGCCGCGCGCGGGCGTCATCGGGCCGAGCGACCGCCACCATCGGATCGTCCGGGGTGCCAGCCAAGGTGCCAGCGGGACCGCGCGCGGCCAGGTGCCGGCGGGCGACCGCCACCGCCTCGGCCGGGAAGAGATAGCGCCGGCGCTCGGCCAGCGCCGGCCGGATGACGCCGGCGCGCATGAGTTGCTCGGCGCGCCAGCGACTGACGCCGAGCTGGCGCGCCAGCTCGGCCAGCGAGATCAGGCGCGCCTCGCGGCGGAGTTGGTCGCGCGCCGCATCGGCGCGCGGCCGGCCCGGCTTGCGGGCGGCGGCGGCGCGGGCGGCGTAGCGCTCCAGGTCGCGCGCGTTGATCTCCCATGCGCCGCGCCGGTGCAGGCCGTGCCGGGTGGCCGGCAAGCGCTTGTCCCGGATGGCCTGGATGATCGCGTTGTGGGTCACGCCGAGCCGGCGCGCCGCCTGATAGGTGGTCATGATCTCGTTCTCCGTCTCCATCGCCATGCCGCGCTCCCCGCCTCACACCCGTCCGTCCGCTGACTAAGACTATGTGAGATACGGCGAGCCACGGCAAGGGGTCGGGCGCTCTTCCTGCGCTGGCGGCGCAAAGAAGAGCGCCCGCGCTGGTCGTCAATCGCCGGCCGCCCGGCGCGGCGCGGCCTCGAAGGCATCCAGGAGGATGCCCGCCGCGTCGTCGACCGCCCGGCCGCCGCGCGCCGCCGCGGGCTCGTCCCCGGCCGGCGCGAGCGCCAGCAACTGGCGCGCCTGGCGCACGGCGGCGTCGTCCGGCCGGTCGGGCACCTCCGGCCCGCCGACCGGGCGCGGGTCGCGGCCCAGGTCGAGCAGCGCGCGCCGGCTGAGCGTGGCGATCGCCCGCATCGCCTGGGCGATCTGGACCGGGTCGCGCGCGTCCGGATCGAGCGCGGCGATGGCGCGCACGCGCTCGATGATGGCGGCCATCTCGGGGTCGCCGGTGAAGTTGAGCAGCGGCGCGCTGGCGGCAAGCTGCTTGAGTTGGGCGGCGTTGGCCCCCGGCAGGAAGCCGCGCTTGCCGACCGCGCCGAGCGCCCGCGCCGCCGCCGTGCCGACGATCTCGTACATCCGCGCCAGGCAGTCGACCAGGAACTCGTCGGCCAGGCGGGCCCGCCGGGCCGCCAGCGACGCCGCCAGGTCGGCCTCCAACTCGGCCAGCCCGAGCCGGGCGTCGCCGGCCGGCGTCGCCGGCGGGCCGCCGGCCGACTCCGGATCGAGATAATCCAGTTCGACCCGGTAGCCGAAGCGCGACCGCACCGTGTCGGCCGGCGGCCGCTTGGCCAGGATGCGCTCGATATAGGCCGCCACCCAGTCCGACGGCGGCGTGGCCGCCACCACCGGGTTGGTCGCCGCCAGCGCCCGATACGCCTGCTCGCCGGCCAGCAGATAGATCAGCCGCAGCGCGCGCTCGGCCTCGTCCCAGTCGTCGATGAGCGCATCGACGGCGCGCCAGAAGCCGGCCGCGACCGCGGCGTTCTCCTCCTTCCAGCGCCGGTAGGCCGTCACCGGCACGAAGCGCAGGCCGAGCGTCTCGATGCTGTGGCGGTAGAGCGTCTCGTGGGCCGCCGTCTCCAGGCCCACCAGGCGGGTGGCGTGCTCGGGCGTGGTCAGCAGCTGGCGGCCCAGGTTGCGAATCTTGGCCAACTGGCGCGCCTCCGCGTCGGTCAGCGCCGGCAGGCCCAGGTCCTCGGGCGTCAGGCGCGTCCAGGGCCGCCAGGCGCTGATCGAGATGCGCACCACGACGCCCTGGCGCAGCAGCTCGCTCGTCTTGATGCGCCGGACCTCGGGGTCAGCCAGCCAGCCCGCCGCGCCGGTCGGGGTCGGGGTCGGGGTCGTCGCGATCATGGCTCGTCCTCCTGTGGGTCTCCAGTCCGTCCGTTCCAGTTGCGGGGGATGATCGTGGTCGTCGTCGCCTACCAGCGCCGGCCGCGCGCCGCGACCGCGTCGTCGTCGCCGGCCGGCGCGGCGTCGGGCCGGCCGGCCTGAGCCTCGAACCAGGCCAGCACCGGCGGCGGCAGCAGGCTGAGATCGTTGCACGCCTCGATGGCGAGCCGGGTGAACCGATCGGCGATCTGCGGCGTGCGCGGGCGCATCACCCGCAGCGCCGCCCGGATATCGTCGGCGCTGACCGCGTCGCGCCGGCCGGCGGCGCGGGCGAGCTTGACCGCCTTGGTGACGACGGCGGCGACATCGGCGGCGCTATAGCGATCGGTGCCGTCGGCCAGGGCGGCCAGCGCGACGGCGTCGGCCGTCGCGCCGCGCGCGGCCAGGTGGACCTGGGCGATCGCCGCGCGATCGGCGGCCTCCGGCAGCAGCACCGGCACGATCGCGTCCATCCGGCCAAAGCGCAGCAGCGCCTCGTCGAGCAGGTCGGGCCGATTGCTGGCGAACAGCACGATCACCCGGCCACGGATGCTCTCGTCGCCCAGGAACTGCAGCAGCGCGCCGAAGAGGTTCTTGGCGACCGGGTTGCCGGAGGCATTGCCCCGGCTGCCCAGGTCGCTCTGGTCGATCTCGTCGACGAACACGATCGTCGGCGCGAGCGAGCGGGCGAAGCGGAAGAAGCGGGCCAGCGCCCGCTCGCTCGCGCCGACCAGGCTGCTCTGGATTTTCGCCGCCTGCAGACTGACGCAGTTCATGTTGACCGCGCCGGCCAGCGCCCGCGCCAGATAGGTCTTGCCGGTGCCGGGCGGGCCGACGAGCAGGATGCCCTTGGGCACATCCTGGATGCGGCCCTGCGTCATCGGCGCGATCACCTCGGCCTCGACCCAGGCCTTGACGTGGGCCAGGCCGCCGAGCGCGCCGAGGCCGCCCGGCAGCGGGTCGAGCATCTCGGCCACCTCGCTGAACTCGGTGCGGATGACCTCGTCCTTGCGCTGCTTGACCAGCGCCGCCGTGACGCCGCCGCGCTCGGCCCCGGCCAGCAGGATATCCTCGATGTGGCGCAGGTTGAGGCCGGCGGTCAGCCGGCCCAGCGCCTCGGGCGACAGCCCGTCGGCCAGCGCGACCCCCCGGCTGGTGGTGTAATAGTCGATAAAGGCGCGCCGCGCCGGCTCGTCGGGCAGCGGCACCTCGACGGCGCGCCAGCCGGAGGCAGCGCCGCGCAGGTCGGGGTGCAGGTCGGCCACGTCGGCGGCGAGCAGCAGGATCAGGTTGCCGCTGGCGATGATCTTCGGGTCGCGCCCCCAGAGCTTGAGCAGCACCAGCACCGTCCGGTCGGCCGGGCCGAGCATGGCGAGCTCGGCCGGCGGCGCGATGGTGGCCGCCTCGTCGATGACGACGGCGACCTGGTTGGAGCCGGCGCGCAGCAGCGCATCGAGCTGGCGCAGCGCCGCCAGCGGCTCGGTGGCGTCGAACGGATCGGCCGGCAACGCGCCGGGGGCATTGCCGAGGATGGCGGCAATGTCGACGCCGCCGGCCCTGGGCGCGGGCGGGCGGGCGGGCGCGTCGCCGGTCACCAGCGCTATGGCGCGCTGGCGGGCGGCCTCGTCCTGGAAGGCGATGCCGGTCGCCCGGTTGTAGGTGGCCACGATGCGCGGCTGGTCGGCGCTCGCGCGCGGCACCAGCCCGGCCAGCGCCGCGCCGAGGTAGCCGCGCACCGTGCGCGTGCGCTCGACGTAGCCGGCCAGATCGCCGCTCAGGAGATAGGCATGCGCCTCGCTGGAGACGAACGTGTTCCGGATCGCCGCCCACCAGCCCGGGGCGGCCGCCGCCGTTGCCATGGGTGCCTCCTCTCTCTCCCGTCCCTAATTATATCACAATACGTTATATCTACCCGAGCCGGCCGTGCGCGACCACGTGGACGTGGCGAACGTCCGGCCGGTGCTGCTCGGGGGCCTGGGTGACGACCAGCCGGACGCGCTGGCCGATGCGGGCGACGAGCTGGTCGCTGAGCGCGGCGGCCTGCTCGAAGGTCAACTCGCCGTTGACCAGCACCTGGATCGCGCCGTCCGGCAGCCGGACGATGTCGACGGTCGCCATGCGTTCTCCTCCTAGAGGTGCAGCCGAATGTGGGTCGCCGGTCGCACCCGGCCCTCGTCCTCGACCTCGACCGCCTGACTGGTGACGCGCCCCAACCCGCTCAGCGCGGCAACGATCTCCTGGTCGAGCACCCGGCCGCCGGCCACATCGAGCAACTCGGCGACCTGCGCGCCGATCTCGGCCAACTGCGACCGGGTGTAATAGTCCGACTCGGTCTCGACCTGGCCGGCCGCGACGCGGATGGTCAGGCGGTCGCGCCCGAAGGCGGCGCGGGCGGCGACCGTCACCACGCCGCCGCGCTGGTCCGTGCTCGCGCGGCCCCAGCGCTGCCGGGCGTAGGCGTCCAGCAGCGCGGCCACCTGCTCGGGGCGGAGCAGCGCGGCCAGCCGGCCGGCCGCGACGCGCGCCTTGGCAATGCTGATCGCTAGGTTGCAGGGCATCGGCTCGTCCTCCTCTGGTGATCGGGGCCGGCCTAGCGGCCGCCCGGCCGGCGCAGCCGCTCGACCACCGGCACCGCCGCCGGGCTGAGCCGGTAGCCGAGCGCGAACAGATCGGCCAGGTAGCGCTCCAGGTCGTCGATCCGCCAGACCCGGTGGGTGTAGGGCCGGAGGTACTCGGTCGGCCGGGCCGGCGTGACGGTGACGGCCAGGCGGCCGTCGGCCTCGCGGGTGACGTCGATCGTGGCGAGCGCGCGCATGTCACATCCCTCCTGTGGTTGGGGCTGGGCTTACGCCCAGCCCATCCGCTCGCGGCAGATCGGCCCGATGCCGATCTGCCGGCTGGTCGCGTCGGTCAGCGTCCGGCCGCAGACGCCGCAGACGCCCAACTCCTGGCCATAGCGGGCCGACGCCGCCGCCGGGTCGGCGGCAATGGCGGCCAGCACGCGCGCGCGCCGCGCGCGCGCGCGCACCGGGTAGAACTCGTCGCTGGCCTGGACGCTGACGAAGGTCCGGCCGGCCCACCGGCCCTCGGCCGGCCGGTCGACGCGGAAGAAGCCCAGCGCGCCGTCGACCTCGACCGCGTACCGGCCGGCCGGCACCGCCGGCTCCGCCGGCGTCGCCTGGGCCTTGGCCAGCGCGGCGGCCGGCATCGCCAGCAGCCGCTCGATCGCCTGGCTCGCCGTCGCGCGGCTCAGCGCCGCCTGCCAGGCCGGCTTGAGCGCGACGCCGCGCTCGGCGGCCAGCGCCTGGATGAACGCGATCTGCTTCGGGGTCGCCGGAACGAAACTCGCTACTGCCGCCATCGGTGCCGTCCCTCCTGGTGCTGCGCCAACCTCCAATCCTGGCTGCATTATATAACACTAGATGAGATAAGTCAACAGGCCCGGCCGCCACGCGGGCGAGATCTTCCCGGCGGCCGGGCGCTGGCTCAGGCCGCCGGGCCGGCGGCGCGCCACAGCGCCAGGAAGCGCGCCCGGCCCCGGCTCAGGCGGGTCTTGACCGTCCCGAGCGGCAGGCCGGTCAGGTCTTGCAGCGCCGTCTGCGTATAGCCCTCGGCGTAGTGCAGCCAGAGCAGGTAGCCCTGCTCGGCCGGCAGCCGGCGCAGCGTGGCCAGCACCCGCCGCCGGAGGTCGTGCCGCTCGGCCTCCTCGTCGGCCCCGGCCGCCGCGCCGGCCGTGACGGGCAGCCACGCCGCGCCGTCGCTGTCGCCATCGTCATCGACCGGCACCAGCCCCAGCCGGCGCGGCGGCGGGCGGCGGCCGGCGCGCCGCCAGCGGTCGATGGCGACCCGGCGCGCCACCTTCTCGACCCAGTTGGCCGGCCGCGCCTCGGTCAGGCCGGCGCGCGCCGACCAGGCGCGCGCCAGCGCCTCCATCGCCACGTCCTCGGCCTCGCCCCGGTCCAGGCGATAGTCGCGCATCAGGCGCGGCACGAGCGCGCCCATCGCCCAGGCCAGCAGCCAGGCCCAGTCGACGGCCGGAACCGGCGAGGGCGTGTCGTCCACGCGCGCGGCCCCGCCGGTCAGAACTGCACCGGCTCGACGGTGTCGCCCGCCAACCGGAAGACCTGGAAGCGCGCGCCGCCCAGCAACGGATAGGCGCGGCCCTCGACGTGCTGGATCAGCAGCGCCGCCAGCAGCGGGGCCGTCTGCCGCGCGTCCTCGTCCAGCCCGTCCGGCATGGCCACGGTGACCAGGACATCCTGGTTGGGGATGGCGAGCAGGACCGGCTCGCCGTCCGGCCACCAGCCCCGGATCACCTCCGGCACCAGCGCCAGGCTGGCGGCGAAGAGGTCGCCGATCAGCGCTTTGGCAGAGAAGCCGAACTCCGGGATCGCCACCGTCCTGGGCTCCAGCGTCGCCGCGTGGGCGCGCAGTCCGGCCGCGCCGGCGGCGAAGATCTGGTCGTCGGCGACGCCCCACCGCAGCTGGTCCGAGCGCGTCAGCCGCTGCAGGTGGCCAGGGAAGTCCATCACCGCGCTGACCGCCAGTCCGCACTGCCAGGGCCGCAGCAGCAGCGTGCCGGCCGGGATGCCGGCGCGCTGCTCGATGCCCGCGCCGACCAACTGCACCTTGAGCCGGCCGACGGCGTCGCCCCAACTGTCGTCGGCGGCCATCGCCGTCTCCGGCGCGCGGATGGCGGCCAGCGCCGCCGCCATCCGCGCCAGCACCCCCTCCAGGTCGTCCGGCTGGTCCAGGTAGTTGCCGTAGGCATTGCCGAGCCAGATCGTCCACATCTCCGCGCCGAGCGCCGGCGCGCCGAGCGCCAGCCGCAGCGTGTCCTCCTCGTCGCCCGCCGTGACGGTCACGTCGGGCAGGCTCGCCCGCAAGTGCGCGGCCATCCGCGCGCGGAACTCCGGCATCGTCAGTCGTCCGCTCATCGCCCATCCTCCCCGCCGGCTGCCACCGGCGTCCCTAGCAAGAGATCGACCACGGCCAGCGCCTGCGCCGGCCAACACCACGCCGGCCGCGGGCGCGGCGTGCCCGGCCCCGGCCGGCAGCCCAGCACCGTCGCGCGCCAGCGCGCCGGGATGCCGTCCAGGCCGAAGCGCGCGCCAAGCAGCGCGCCGGCGATGCAGGCATTGGTGTCGGTGTCGCCGCCCTGCATCACCACGCTCACCAGTCCGGACTCGACATCGCGGGCCTGGAGGACGGCATGCCAGGCGCGCTGGAGCGCCACCAGCACCCAGCCATCCGGCGCTGCCCCCAGCGCCGGCGCGGCGGCGGCCAGCGCCCGCGCCACCGGCCGGACGGATTGCGCCCAGGCGAGCGCGACGCGGTGCGCCGCCGCCGGGGGGTCGCCGGCCAGCAGCGCCCGCAACCCCAGCGCGTGCGCCACGCTGGCCGCCTGGCAGACCGGGTGCGGATGGGTCAGCGCGGTGTCCTGCCGGACCGCGCGGGCCAGCTCGTCCGGACCGGCTCCGACGGCGACCGCCCAGACCGGCAGCGGGGCCTGGCGCATCAGCGCGCCATTGGCCTGACTGGATCGATCCGGGTCGAACGTGCGCAGCGCCCGGCCGATGGTGATGCCAATGTCGAACGGCCCCGATTCGAGCCAGGCCAGATAGGCCCGCAGCGCCAGGTCCGGCGCGTAAAAGCGGCCGCCGGCCAGGAGCGCCCGGCAGAGCGCCAGCGTCAGCTCGCCGTCGTCGGTCGGCTGGCCGGCGCTGGTGCCCCAGACCGCGCTCGGCCCGATGGTGCGCAGCCCGCCCGGGTAGCGCCAGACCAGCGCCGCCGGGCTGGCGAACTCAACCTGGCTGCCGAGCGCGTCGCCGACCAGCGCGCCGACCAGGCAGCCGGCGAGGCGCGCGCGGGTATCCAGGGTCTCCCCGCCGATCGTCCTCTCCATTCCTCTCCATTCCTCTCCATTCCTTCTTGCCGCCGGCGCGGCGCGCTCAGGCATGGCCGCCCGCCGGCCGGTGAGCGGTGACGTCCACCGCCTCGTCGGGCGCGCTCGGTCCATCCATGCGTCATACCTCCCTTCGTCCAGCCAGTCCCACGATCCTGTCGGTATTATATAACACTATATTATCCGCGTCAAGAGGTGCGGGCGTCGGCGCGGCGGTGCGCCGCCTGCCAATCCGCGGCGCGTGGTCGGCCCGCGCGCTGGGCGAGCGGGCCGATCGCATCAGTGGGCCGCCGGTCGCCGCGTCCGGCCGGTCAGCAGGCAGCGCACCGCCTCGACGACGCCCGCCGTGTGGACGAAGGCGCGGCCACGGCAGTAATGCTGCGGCAGCCGCCGGATGCGCCGCTCCGCTTCATCCGCCAGCGCGCGCGCCAGCGCCGCCGTCAGATCGACCGATGCCCAATCGAGGTCGACCGGCGCGCCGGTCGCGGCGGCGCGCCAGCGCCACTCCCAAAGCGCCAGCTCGACCCGGCTGCGGCAGCCGGCGCGGGCGCGCAGCGCCGCCAGATGGTTTTTGACCGTATGCTCGGCGATGCCCAGCGCCGCCGCGATCTCCTTGTCAGCCTGGCCCGCGGCCACCAGGCGCAGCACCTGGCGCTGGCGCGGCGTCAGCTCGGCCGGCGTCGCCGCGCGCCGGATCTCGCCCCGCAGCCGGGGCGGTTGGCTCGCTGGCGCGCGCGGCCCGGCCATCGCCCGCGCCTCACCCGTCCGCGCCCGCCGCGCCGCGCCGCGCCAATTCCAGCGCGCCCAGCCGGCGGAGTTGGACCGTCCAGCCGGGCGGCGCATCGGGATGGTACTCCAGGCAGGCGCGCTCGAACCACTGGACGGTCAGGCCGCCCTCAACCTGCTCGTTGGTGAGCGGCAGCCCCAGCACGCGCCGCGCCGTCTCCTCGCCCAGCGCCTCCCAGAAGGCCAGGAAGCCGTGCCCGAGATATCTGCCGGTCTCCGCGAAGAGCCGCACCCGGTTGTCGGGCGGGGTCAGCCCCCACTCCGTCAGCAGGTGCTCGACCTCGGCCAGGAACGCCGCCCAGCCGGCGCGCCGCAGCCGCGCCGGGCAGTCCTTGCCGCTCCAGTGGTGGTGTTGCACCACCCGCTCGACCGGCACGCCCCATTCCCAGCACAGGTGCGCCACCAGCCGCGCCGCCCGCGCCAGCGTCGCCGCCCAATTGCCGTCCGCGTTGACGCAGAGCTCGATGGCGATGCCGCTGGTGTTGCCCGTCGCCGTGCCGGCATGATAGGCCGCCTCGCCCGGCGGCAGCAGCTCGATCGCCTCATGGGCATCGACCACGTAGTGGTAGCTCGTCCGCTCCGGCCCACCGCCGCTCCAGACATAGCGGCGGTGCGCCTCGGCGTTCGCGCCGGGCGCGGGATTGGCCGTCTCGTGGATCGTGATGTACTGCACCGGATAGCGCCCGCCGGGCCGGTTGGCGTTGCCAACCGGCAGGTGCGCGACCCGCACCGCCAGCTCATCATCCATCCATGCGACTCCTTCCGTGTCCGGGTCGGCATGCTCGGTCATGAACGCCAGCACGCTCGCCAGATACCCGGCCGGGTCATTCTGGTCGCCGGCCGGTGCCCAGACGAGGCCCGATGGGTGGGCGAAGATCTCGCCGATGCTGGTCCGCGTCGCGTAGTACCAGCGCGGCTCGACCAGCCGCGCGCAGGTCGACACGCAGCCGTCGCGCCAACTGGCGAAGGCCGGGAACGTCCCGCTCGCCCCGCCGACCTGGCCGACGACCGCCACGCCGCCGAAGGTCGGATGGCGCGTGTTGCCCCACGAGCGCGTCTGCGTCGCCACGCCCTGCCGGCCCATCTGGCTCTCGTGCCAGAAGATGGCGGCGATGAACAGCGGGTCGAGGTCGAAGGCCCGGATCGCATCCCAGTACTCGCCCGCGTCGCGCTCCGCCAGCACCGCCGGCGCGGCCCGGCGCGCCAGCAGCGCCCGGAAGCGGTCGCGCCCGATCCGGCAGACGCCCCGGAACGGATCACCGGCCTCGACCATGCCCTCATCCTCCCCGGCGGCCGCGCTCGACCGCCAGCGTCAACCGCTGGACCTCCGCCCGCAACCGGATGACCAGCGCGTCGCGCTCGTCCAGTTGTCGCACCAGCCCGGCCACCTGCGCGCGCACCCGCCCAACCTCCTGCTGGGCATGCGTAGCGATCATCAACGCTAGCGTAGCATACCCGGCCAGCGCCAGCCAGGCCAGTCGGGCGGCCCAGCGCCGCCTCACGGCCGGCGATCCGCGTCCGGCTCGGCCTCGCCCAGCAGCGGCCGCAGTTTGGCCAGCGCCTGCCGCAGCACCGGCGGCACCGGCGCGCCGGCGCGGCCGAGGTTCTCGGTGATCGAGACGAACTCGACGCCGCAATAGATGCCGGCCACGACCGACAGCGCCGGGATCGGCACGTCTGGCCAGACCTGGCCGAAGGCCCACTGGGCCAGCGCCGCGCAGCCGACATAGATCAGCACCAGCACCTTCTTGGCCGCGCCGCGCGCCCCGACGTCGCTGTCGATCTCGCCCCGCAGGCCGGCGGCCAGCAGGCCGGTCACGACGTCAGCCACCATCAGCAGCGGCAGCGCCACCACCGTCCACGGCAGCGTCGCCGTCAGCCAGCCCACCAGCGCCCCCAGCGCCGCCAGCACCGTCCGGACCTTCGGCTCCAACTCCTCCACCACCGCCCGTCCCCCCTTCTTCTAGGCGCGCGACCAGTTCGCGCAGCACGTCCTCCGCGCCGACCATCTGCGCGACGCGCAGGTTGGCGAAGCGCTCGAACTCGGCCCGCTCGTGCCGCAGCCGTTCCAGGCGCTCCCGTAGCAGCTCGATCACCTCGCCACCTCCTTCAGCCGGCGTGCAGCGTGCAGGGAATGACCGTCCAGCGGTAGCCCAGCGCCGGGTCGACCGGCACCGCCGCCCAGCGCACCGCCACCAGCGCCCGGGCGATCGTCCCGGCCCGCAGCAGGTCGTCGGCCTGCCGCTGCGCCTCCCAGGCGTGCGGCGCGGCCTCCAGCAGGTCGCCGGCGGCGATGTCGCCGCCGCTGTCGCAGACCCGGATTTTGCCCAGCCCGAGCGCCGCCACGGTGTAGACCGGCCGGTCGTTCAGGCCGAAGCTCATCCCGGCCGCGTCGTCGCGCAGCTTGCCCCACCAGACGCCGTAGACGCGCGGATCGCCCGCCCGCGCCGCCGGCCCGACGCGCGGCACATCGTCGCGCGTCGGGCCCTGCACCTCGCGCCAGTGCCGGCTGCCGCGCCCCGCGCGCCGGTCATGCCGGACCAGTTCCGACCAGGCGACCGTGCCGTTCGGATGGCGCGCCTGGCGCTCCTCCAGCCAGTAGGTGTTCTCGCTCGGGCAGAGCTCGCCGGTGGCGACCACCACGCCGTAACGCGGCGGCTCAGCCTGGCCGTCGGCCAGTTGGGTCGGGTGCGCCCCCAGGAAGGTCTGGTAGGTGACCGTCGTGCCCGTGACCGAGATATAGCCCTCCTCGGTGCCGTCCTGGCGCAGCGAGACCAGCGTGCCGTCGCTGGTCAGCCGGTCGATAATCAGCGGCAGCCCGTTGTTGCCGATGACCTTGACGTTGTTGGTCGCGCTGACCTCGAAGCGCTTGTCCGGCAGCGTCGGCGTGGGATAGCCGGTGGGCGTGCCCGGCCGGCCCTCGAAGGTGCCGTAGACGAAGAGGTTCCGGGAGTCGTCGATGCCGAAGGCTTCGACGCCGTCGATCGAGTAACTCAGGCCCTTGGTGTTGCCGGCCAGCGTGTTCTTCCAGAAGCCGGTGTCGGTATCGGCATTGTTGAAGCCCAGCGCGGCGGCGTTGTACGACCCGCCCGAGCCGTTCGCGCCGTGGAGGAAGACCGCCTGGGTGTCGGTGGCATGGCCCGAGAGCACATTTTTGAGATAGGTGAGATTATCGCGCACGTGGGTATTCATCAGCGCGGCGGTGACGATCTCGCCCGAGACCCAGGTGCGGGGCGTTGTCCAGGCCATCGATTCCCTCCTAGCTCCTAGTAGGACAGCCGGGTGGCGCTGTCGAGCGCGCTCAGGTCGAGTTGCCAGACCGCGCCGACCAGCGCCGTCAGCGCCGGGGCCAGGCTCCAGGTGGTCCGCCAGGGCGCATCGGGCCGGATGGTGTGCTCGACGCCCTGGATGACGAGCTGCTGGTCGAGCGTCGCCCCCGCCCAGGACATGCGCCGGATGACCCGGAGGCGGTCGCCGATATCGCGCCCGAGCAGGTGCGGCCAGTGGCCGCTGCTCGGGTCGCCGTAGCCCTCGAGCTGCAGCGCGGTGATGCGCACCTGCGGCTCCTTGTACTGCGCCAGCAGCCACTCGGCGGCATTGCGCGCCTCGCTGTCGTTCGTCATCAGCAGGCCCGTGACGGCCAGCGAGCGCTTGAAATGTTTGGTGATGCTGGTGGCGTCGGTGACGGTCTGAGCCGCGCCGCCCTCGCGCGTGACGGAGACCTCGTTCCAGAGCCGCACGTCGTCGTAGGCCAGTTGGACCTTGGCATAGGGCAGCTCGCTGGCCGGATCGTCGCCAAAGGTAGCCTGCACGTTCGTGTAGCGCGGCAGCGTCATCAGGTCGCCGCGGCCGAGGAAGACGAGCTGGCCGAGCGGGTTGAGGTACATCAGGCCCATCTCGGTCGCGTCGACCGCCTGCAGGTGCGCCAGCACATCCTCGTTGGCCAGCGTCTTGGCCTGGACGGTGCTCAGCCCGGCGCTGACCAGCCGGTCGCCGGCCGGGCCGAGGATCGTGCTCGTGTCGAGCACGCTGGTGTCGAGCAGCCAGACGGTGCTGCTCGGCCCGGCCCAGTTGATCTGGTCGAGCACCGCCGTCACCCGCTCATCGCTGCGCTGCTGCGGGAAGCTCGCGCTGAGCTTCACCGTCGCCAGGAATTTATAGCCGTCGACCGCCTGGACCTCGCTCTCGGCTTGGCAATACCCATCCGGCCAGTCCAGTCCCCAACTCTCGATAAATCCGGTGAAGAGCGTCCAGACCGTGTTGCCGTCGAAGGTCGCCCGCACCCGCACCCGCTTGGCCGGGATCACCTGCGGATAGTACGGGCTGCCGCTGTTGCCGGGATGGAAGCGCGCGTCGTCGTTGCGCAGCGTCAGCACGCAGGTGCCGGCCTCGATCCGGTTCAACTCGTCCTGCCGGCCGCGCCGGATCGTGCAGGCCAGCACGTAGTCGGAGATATCGGTCCAGGTCAGCGTCACGTCGCCGGGGTTGTTGGCAAAGGCGACGTCGACCAGCAGGCGCGGGCGGGTGGTCGTCTCGACCTGCCGGACCAGCACTTCCAGCGCCGCCTGGGTGATCCGGACGTGCTGCTCCTCGCGGACCAGCGCCTCGACCGCCGCCTGCGTCAGCCGCGCGCCGGGATCGCCCGGCCGGTCGAGCGCCTCGACCGCCGCCTGCGTCAGCCGCGCGCCGGGATCGCCCGGCCGGTCGAGCGCCTCGACCGCCGCCTGCGTCAGCCGCGCGCCGGGATCGCCCGGCCGGTCGAGCGCCTCGACCGCCGCCTGCGTCAGCCGCGCGC